TAATAATTTAACGCATGGTATAGTCGCTGCACACACACCAAACCGTACGTTTCCGAAGGACAGGGACCATGGAAGACAACCGAATCAAGCGACTGCGCCAATGGATCGGCGAATACAACGGATCTATCGCCGATTTCTGCCGCGCATACAGCCTGCCGCCATCCAAGGCCAGCTACCTATCGCAGGTTTTGGGCGGTCATCGGCCCCTGGGCGAGCGCGCAGCTCGAACCCTGGAAGCAGAATGTGGGCGCCCATCAAAATGGTTGGATATTGACGACAGTGAGACAAAAGGTTTGCGGTACGATGTGCACCGCTGCAACCAACTGGGTAAAGATGACCGAGATCTGATCGAAGGTTTTATAGAATTTGTGTTGAAGCGCTCAGAGAAACGCGCGGATGGAAATCGTCTGAACATTGAAGAACGATTAGAACCGCTGGCCCCTGCAAAGGGCTCGCAGCGCAAGACCGTATCGAGAAAGTCGTCAGGCCACTCCAGCCTGAATCTACAAACGAGGGCAGCACGCAAATCGAAGAGAGCTGCGTAGCAGTCAATGGTTACCGAGGCCATAGTGAGAGCACGAAGCAATGTTTTACCGTTCACCCAAAACGGCCCCCTTTCCCCACGGCAAATTTTGGTGAAGCGACGGCTAAGGGATAGGGTAGATGGGGGGGTTGATGAGATCCCTGTCTCGTACGTCGCTGTTCTCGCCATGCCAAATAACGAAGTCGAGCTGTCTGTCGCCGAGGTAGAACCCGATGAGGTGCCTGGGCTGCTGCGCGGACTGAGGGAGATTGCCGACCACCTTGAGCGCTACCTTGCAACCTCGCGGAGCCGTCGTTTAGCTCGGCTTTGATTCGCGGACATCCATAAATCAGGCCTCAGAACGGGGCCTTTTTTTCGGTCTTATAAGTTACGTTTCGCTTGTATTTATCATAACTGCTTGCTAAGTTACGCCCCGACAGACGCCGAGAATGCTTGGCATCAAACGATCAATGAAACTGGAGCGCAATCGCATGGCACGTAAGTCACCCGCTGAAAATCTCGCAAATGAATTGCCTGAAGGCGAGCATCAAGAAACGATCCCGCTGGGTCTCGAAGGCGTCACTGAGCAGTCCGAACTGGTGGTACAAAACCCGGCTACCGATATCGCTGAATATCAGCCGCATGAAGAGCAGATCGTGCGACTGGAGACGACCTACGCGAAGCTCGTTGTCGATTGCTCGACGACTGAAGGCTACGAGAGCGCCAAGGAAGTGCGCGTCGATATCCGTGGCGTGCGTTATGCCCTGGCAAATACCACCAAGACTGCGTTGGTGCCATACCAGCAGGCGGTTAAAGATGCTCAGGCCCGGGTCAATCAGGTCAAAGAGTTCGGCGAGGCGCTGAAGGCGCGCGTGCTGGTGCTCGAAGAGCCAATCGACGAAGCGATCAAGGCGGAAGAAAAGCACGTTGCTGACGCCAAGGCCGAGCGCGAGCGTATCGAGCGTGAGCGTATCGACGCCATTCAAGCAAAAATCACTCGCTTCCGCAGCGTGGCAGCAGCCTACGCCAGTCGAAGCGCCGAAGACATCGCTACCGTCCTGGAAGGCGTCAAGGTCTCGGTGATCCTGTTCGAGGAATATGCCGAGTTCGAAGCCGATGGCACAATTGCCCGCGACAACGCCATCGAACAGTTGGAAACGTTGCACAAGGGCGCCGTCGAACGTGAGAATGCCGCCGCTCTGCTGGAGGCACAGCAGAAGGAACTCGAAGAGCTGCGCAAGAAGCAGCGTATTGCTGATGAGCAGGCTGAGACGGATCGCAAGCACAGAGCCGCCGAAGACCAGAAGCGTCTCGACGATGCTCAAGCAGAACTCACTCGCCAGCGCGAGCAACTGCAACGTGATCAAGATGCCCAGCGTAAAAAGGACGAACAGTACCAGCGCGATCAGGAAGAGCTGGCTCGCCTGCGTGCTGCCGCTTCCGCACCCGCTCCGGTTGCCGCCATCGCTATCCAGGCTGCCGATCCTGTTGCAGTTGTGCCGGTTGAGGTCTCCGCTGTCGCCGCCCACTCGGCACCTGAAGCTGATGATGTAACTACCCTGGCGCCCCTAGTGGACGATATCGTTGAAGCCGTCGCGCTGAGCTTCGACGTAGACCTCGAAACCTCCCGTGCGTGGCTGCGCGCTATGCAGTTCTAAACACCAATTCCATCTGAGTGCCGACCTGCAAACGGTCGGACACGGAGAGCGCAATGAGCGACACCGAAACCCAAGTTCAAAACAGTTTGGCAACCATCGACCCATCCCATAACGCAGCGGCGCTCATCCTCGACCAGGGGACGATGAAGTCGATGACTGAACTCGCCACGATGATGTCGAAGGGCGTAGCAAGCGTTCCTAAGCATCTGCGCGGGAATCAGGCCGACTGCATGGCGGTGGTTCTGCAAGCCATGCAATGGCAGATGAATCCCTTCGCCGTGGCTCAGAAAACCTTCATCATCAACGGTGGCGCATTGAGCTATGAGGCTCAGCTCGTCAATGCGGTGATCATCTCGAAGGCCCCGGTCAAGGGTCGCCTGAATTTCGAATGGTTCGGCAACTGGGAAAACGTCATCGGGAAGATGCGCGAAGTCACCAGCAAGACCAAGAAGGATGAGGATACCGGGGAGCCCAAGAAATACCGTGTTCCAGACTGGAGCTTTGAAGATGAGAAGGGCCTCGGGATCAAGGTCTGGGCAACCTTCAGAGGCGAGGATGAGCCTCGCATGCTGGAACTGTTGCTCACCCAGGTTCGCACGCGAAATTCGACGCTCTGGGCTGAAGACCCGAAACAGCAGATCGCGTATCTGGTGACAAAGAAGTGGGCTCGCCTCTTCTGCCCGGACGTTATCCTCGGTGTGTACACCCCCGACGAGTTCGAGGACTCCTATGGCAGCGAGCGCGATATCACCCCCGCCAAGCAGGCCGCGAACACCGCAGCCGTCGCCAGCGTTTCGTTCGGGCCTAAGTCGCCGTCGCCGGAGATCGATAGCGTATTCGCCGAGCTTCTGGCCGCAGCCAAGACTCAGAACATCGAAACCTATGCAGCCGCCTGGGCCAAGCTCGCGCGTAAGCAACGAGCCGCTATCGGCATCGAGTGTCATGAGGCCCTGAAGAACCTGGCAGCCACTGTAGACGCAGACTTCACGGAAATCCCGGATAAACGTGATGATCAGCCAGCCGCTGAAGGGGCCGAGCAGTAATGGCCGAGCAGCTTCAAGGCACCGAAGCATGGCATGCCGACAGAAGTGGCCGACTGACCGCGAGTCGATTCAAAGATGTTCTAGCGTGGGGAAAACCTGACAAGCACGGTAAGCGGGAGCCTCAAGGCGCTCGCACTACGTACATGCTTGAGCTGTGCTTTGAGCGGCTGGCAAAGCGCGCCAAGCACAGCGTCAGCAGCAAGTCGATGGCGTGGGGGCATGAGCAAGAAAAGCCCTCTCACGACGCGTACGAGATGCAGACTGGCAACGTCGTGACTAAGTCCGGCTTCATCGTTCACCCGAAGTACGACTGGCTCGGATGCTCGCCTGATGGCCTGATCGACGTCGATGGCGGCATTGAATCGAAGAACCCATTCAGTGAGGCAGTTCATGTCCGCACCTGGCTCGAAGGCATGCCCGAGGAACACATGCCGCAGGTCCAGGGCTGCATGTTCGTCACGGGACGGAAATGGTGGGATTTCTTGTCGTTCGATTCGCGTCAAGATGAAGAATGTCAGTTGTACATCGAGACTATTCCGCGCGACGAAGCCTATATCGCCAACCTGCACCGTGAGCTTATTCAGTTCAATCTGGAACTGAACCGGATGGTTGACGAAGTTGCAGATAAGGCGCGGGCTCAAGCTCAGCGGCTCGGCGCGTAAATTAATCACCGCTCTGGCGGAAATAAAAGAGGGACGAGCCATGGCTCGCGGTATCAATAAAGTCATCCTTGTCGTGACAATTGGGCAAGATCCTGAAGTACGTTTTTTCCCTGACGGTACTGCGGTCTGCAATCTCAGCGGAGCCACCAACGAATCGTGGACAGACAAACAGACCGGGCAGAAGGTCGAGCGCTCTGAATGGCATCGTATCTCCCTCATCGGCAAGATCGCCGAGATAGCTGGCGAGTACGTTCGCAAGGGTTCGCAAGTCTACTTTGAAGGGAAGCTCAGGACGCGCGAATACGAAAAAGATGGTGCGAAGCATTACACGACCGAAGTGCTCGTGGACATGAAGGGGACTATGCAGTTGCTCGGGGGCGCACCGAAGGATGGTGATCAGCGCCAGCAACACCCACAGGCTGGTGCGGCGCGTCAGGCTGCCCCACGCCAGAACAATCAGCAGCAACGACCTCAGCAAGCTCGCCAGCAGAATCAAGGTGGCGCTCTTCCTGACTTCGATTCTTTCGATGACGACATTCCGTTCTCTCCTATGCACCACTTGGTCGGGGCATGATCTATGGAAGCGGTAGATCCCCCGGTAGAGCTACAGACCCACTTCAAGGCTCACGTCGGTAACAAGCCAGAAGACCGCGCTATTACTCGCGAATGGCTAGCCCAGGCAATGGCCGGAACCTATATCGAAGTGGTTGAAGGCTTCAAGGCGATCAAGCCAAAAGACCCGCGAAAAGAACCCACGGAAGAGAAGAAAGCCAGCATGACATTACCGCAATCGACACCACGCAACCCCAATACCCTGCTGATGATTGACGTCCTGAAGGTCATCGGCAGCAATGCAAATCTGAGCGAAGCCATGGGCGCGCCGTGCGACTGGAAGATCATGGTTCCGGCTCGCAAGACTGCCCAGGTACGTGAGCTGATGCACTACTGGCCTCTGATCAAGAAGATCCGCAGCAATCACGATAACGGTCGCACCGTCGAGCACTTCGCCGAGAAGTACGGCTACGACATCGACTATGTCCAAGACCTTTGTGACAAGTTCAACGTTCTGAAGCATATCGAGGTGGCCCATGTGGTTTAAGAATTTGCAGGTGTACCGGCTGACACAGCAGATCGACTTTGACGAAGCCGAGGTGGAAGCTGCGCTCGGCACGAAGCGTACGCGCCCGTGCGGCAGCCAGGAGATGTCCACGTATGGGTTCATGCCGCCAGTGCTGAAGGGTGACGAAGCACCTCTTATGCACATCGTGGGCGGCTATATCCATATCATGACGAAGAAAATCGAGAAGATGATCCCGGGTTCGGTGATCAAGGATGCTGTGACGGAGAAGGTTGCCGAGATCGAGTTCCGCGAACAGCGCAAGGTCTACAAGAAAGAACGTGACCAGATCAAGGACGAGATCATCCAGGCCGCGCTGCCGAGGGCTTTTACGAAGTTCAAGATCACGCACGCGCTGATCATGCCAAAGCAGCGCCTGATCATCGTTGACGCCAGCAGCCCAAGCCATGCCGAAGATCTGCTGAGCACGCTGCGCAAATGCCTTGGGACGCTGCCCGTGCGCCCGATGACTGTCAAGATCGCCCCGGCTGCTGTGATGACCGAATGGGTCAGGAGTCAAGAATCAGCGCCCGACTTCTACATCCTCGACGAATGCATCCTGCGCGATATCCAGGAAGGCGGCGGATCGATCACAGCCAAGGCTCAAGATCTCACGTCCGACGAGATAAAACTGTGCATCGAGAGTGGCAAGCTGACCACTCAGCTCTCGCTGGCCTGGAAGGACAAGCTCTCGTTTGTGCTGAATGATCAGCTCCAGGTGCGGCGCCTGAAGTTCGATGACCTGTTGCAGGATCGGGCCGAACAGGATGGCGGTGACGACGCTCGTGGGCAGCTCGATGCAGCCATGTTAATCATGGGCGGAACGTTCGCCGAATTCATCCCGGCGCTTGCTGAAGCAATGGGCGGCGAAGAGTTCCCCGAGGGCCTTGGTGCAGATACGCTTCCAGAGTCAACCCTGACTGCCCTCGCCAATATCCCAGGCGTTGAGGTGATCTCCGCGCCCGAGCCATTCCATGGAGAAGCAGGCAATGACCCTCTTTATGCAGAAGCGGTCGGCCATGTGCGAGAAACCAAGCGCGCTTCGATTTCATCTGTCCAGCGCAAGCTGAAGATCGGCTACAACCGGGCGGCCCGCATGATCGAACAGATGGAGATTGATGCCGTCATCACACCGATGAATACCAACGGAAACCGCGAAATTATCGCCCAATAACTCAAGGAATCACCGAATGCCGCGTTACAGCGTATTGCTCGAAGCCACTGGCAAAGAGCTGCCCATGCTCCACAAACAACAAGCCGAAAACTACGTCATCTTCTTGCAGCAGGTGAACCCAGTCGGCAGCCACGGCACCGTCATCGAATCGCAGATGCCGGAACTCGAATTCATGCGCGGCCTGATCCAGACCTTGGCAGCAATGCTCGGCAAAGAGCAGAACGATCACGAAAAACACATGGAGATGATGCGGCGCGACAGCTCTCTTCTCTATGGAGCAATCGATTTGCTCAAGAATCTCGGCAAGAAGCACCGCATCAATCAGAAGTGGAGAAATCGTGCGGAAACGATCATCGGCCTGCACGCGTCCACCCAGCAACAGCCACAGGAACAATCGGGAGAACAAGATGAAAAATCTGACGCAGAATGATCTGTCCGGGCTCGAAAAGGCCAAGGAAGCGCTTACCACTTCTGGCCGACCTGGCGCAGCTGCCGTGGTCGATGAAATGATTCGCCGGATCACCAAGCAAGAACCGGCCAAGGCGCAAGGAGCAACACAGTGATCGCCATCGTTATTGCTTTTGTCTTGGCCGCTGGACTGCTGTACCTGATGCATGGATCGATCAAGTTAGGCGGACCAATCAATCGCCGAGCCGCTATCATCTTCGGCGTAGCAGCTGCAACCGTCCTGATCAGCGGAGCTCTCATGTACCCGGCCTGCAACGTTTGGCAGGCTGGTCGCGCCGCTGACGCAAAGGTGCGGGCCGCAGAGGGTGAAGCTGACTCGATCAAGGTGCTTACCGGCGCACTGGGGGGAACCGAGAACTATCTGAACTACCTGAAGGCCCGGAGCGACAAATGAGCGAAGCCACTCTCGTCGATAGGCTGGATAGCCTGATCAATGTGCTGCAAGCCAATAGCATCCCGCTTGAATCCAGGTGGGTCGATGTAGACGGTATCGGCGCTATCCTGGGCTTCAGCCGGAACTATGTGCAGAACAAGATCACGGTTCGCCCCGACTTTCCTAGGCCAATGCGTCTCGGGGATAAAGGGCATCCCCGCTGGTCAGCCCAGGAAATTCAAGCCTGGGCCAAGCTTCAGCAGGATGCTCCAGCGCACTAATCCAGACGGGCGGCGATAGTTGCCGCCTCTTCTCTGAAGTAAATCATAAGGCTCCTGGGATCGCGGTGGCCGATCATCTTGGCCAGTTCCAGAACATCCAGCTTGCGGGCCAGGCGCGTCAGTGCCGTCGCACGCAGATCGTGGAAGTGCAGGTTGCTCAGCTTGATCCGGTGCTTGGCCTTGCGGAACAGCGCATCAGCTGACGACTGAGAAACCTTGAATACCTTGTCGCCCCTTCCCCGCATCAGATCCAGAATCTCAATGGCTCGCTTCGACAGCGGCACCTCCCTTCGATCCAGATTCTTCGTGGTGCCGTCCAGCAGCTCGATGTAACGCTTTCCCGCATGAACCCGAGCCCATTCCAAGCCGAACAGCTCACCGGCCCGCATAGCCGTCTCCAGGGCTAGCAGCATCGCCAGCGCAACGTCATGCTGCATCGTCTCCGGCCTACCTCCGAAATAGCCAAGCGCCTCGCAAAGCCGCTGGGTCTCGTCGTCGCTGATAATACGGGTGCGCGGGCGCGCCTCGGGCGGCTTGCTGACGTCGTCCATCGGGTTGACCTTCAGCCAGCGCCACTCCTTGCGAGCGATCTCGAACACGGCTCGAAGCAGGTTCATGTCGCGGCGGACACTGGTGCCCTTCACCTGCTTGAGGCGCTGATCACGCCAATTGGCGATTTCCTCGGGCTGGATGTAGGCGATGGGGCGCTCGACGAAGGGAAGCTCGCGCATGAAGCGCTTGAGGCGCACTTGCTCCCAGCGGTAGCCTCGGCGCCCTGGTGTAACGTTGGTGTAAAAACGAAGGAGCGCGGCGTGCATCGAGTTATTGTCGGCGGCGAAGATCGGTTGGCCGGTTTCGATTTCGGCCTCGCGCTGGTTTGCCCAGAAAATTGCTTCTGCTTTGGTCCGGAAAGTTTTTGTTGCGCGTATGCCACGCTTGAGGACCTGCGCGCGCCATTGATCGCCGCGCTTAGTGAAGGAAGCCATGCTGATTCCGTCCGTGGAATTGGTGTGATTCTTGGTGTAATGCACACCGGCTATAAGGTGGAAAACAGTGAATTTTCCACTCCATGGACGACTTCAAAACAGCCAACTTTCCCAAACAAATCATATCCTTAGTGTAGCTTGTTGGTCATAGATGCGAATGAGAGCACTTCCTCTCTTGGGCACCATTGATTCAAGCTGGAAAAGGATTTGAGGTCTGCCTGGTGTGATTTTGGCGTTATCGAAATCATCCGGCCATGATCATAACCGCAGATCATCGAAAGATGCCGCCCACGAGGCGGCTTTTTTCGCTTGCGCCAGGAACCAGTCTCGCTACCTCCCTAACACCCCGGATCACTCCCATCTATCAACACCCAACGTATGCCAAGAGCATGACCTAATGTAAAGCGATCACACCAGTTTCACACCAGATCCCAGGCACAAAAAAACCGGCTCGAAAGCCGGTTTTTCAACCCTTCAGACCGATCAGGCGCCAGTGGCTGGTGCAGCAGCTTCGGCAGCCGGAGCCTCAACAGCACCGACGACCGACTCGGCAGCTTGGGCGACGGCGGCGACTTCGGATGCCACGCCTTCGACGGCGGTGACAGCGGTAGCTGCTTCGCTGGTCGCAGCCTGCGCGGTGGCTTCGGCACCGGCCACGGCGGTGGTAGCCGATTGGGCGGCACTGTCAACAGCACTGGCAGCAGCAGCGCCAGCAACGTCGGCGGCGAGCGACTTGGTACTGGCAACGACAGCCTGTGCGGCAGTCGCCAGGGGAACGTCTTCGCCGATGCCCAGCAGGCCGCGAACTTCGGAGATGCCGGTTTTCAGGACTTCAGCGAAGCTGATGAAGTCTTTCAGATCGGCAATAGCGTTGGTGATATTCAGGGACATGGTATTTCCTCTTCAGCAGGTAACTGGCCATTGCGCATCGAGCGCGAGCTTTTTGGCGGTGGCCGAGGGTTGGGTAGTGCGGGTTACAAGTGCATATGCTCGCACCGCCGAGAACAGGACATCGCAGTCCTTTTCCGAAGCGCCAGCAGCTGCATAACAGTCCAGCATCCCCGCCAGGAAGCAGCGATCGCAGTCATCACGGGTCATGCTGAACGTTCCAGCGGTAGTTTCGTAGGTCAGGCTCTCGCAGAGGCCATCGTGCAGCACGGCGGCCTGACCATACCAGCTCCATGCCGTATAGATGTTGCGGAACACCCTCGGGATGCTGGCGCCATCCGAGAGGAATCCCGGCTTGATATCCTTCCACGCCGATTTGTCGGCAGTCAGGTAGGCACGGAAGCCATTCACAATGCGCCAGACGTCATACCCCAGCACCTTGGTGGCGACGGGGTCGTACTGGATGTTCAGCAATCGATCAAACGAAACCACGAATTTGTTTGGCGGTTGATTAGCGATCATTCAGCGACCTTCGTGTCGTCGGTTGGCGTGATGGGCGCTGTCGTTGGCTTGCGCTCGATGGCCTTGCCGCCGAGATAGCCACCGGTCACTGCGGACACGGCTGTAAGCACCAGCGTTTGGATCAGGTCAGACAGGACGTGTGACATGTCCATGAGTCGATCTTCGGGAACTCTCATGGCGAGGACTACAAGCGCACTGACGAGCGCAGACGTCACAGCCCCCATCAGCACGCAGACGGTCAGGAAGAAGCTCAGGCGTTTTACGGATGGCGTGCCGCTCTGCCCATCGGACATTGCCCTACCAAGCCACGCGACAAGCACCAGAATCACACCAGCACCCCGAGCAGCGCAGTGTAAAAGTCTCGGCGTGCTTGGAGACCGTTCGAACCGCCATTGATCAACGTACTGACCCGGTCGATATTCCCGGCGTCGGCAGGCACAGACAGGTTTCGCCAACCCCAATACACGCACGCCGACTCGACCGCAGGTCCAGGCTGAATCAATTGCTCAGGATGGTTGATCAGATCGATGCCCATGGCGGTAGCCATCCGCGTGTAATTGGCGCGCCCGGTCAGCATGAAAAATCCACGGCCCTTGTACAGTGCGCCGTCACCTGGCTGCGTGTTGCCGAGCTGCTGCGCGATAGGGGCCGCGTCATACTTCGCCAGATAGGCAGCATTACCAAGCTCATAGAGGAACTGAAACTGCATCGTCTCTTGCAGAACTTGGGCGATGAAGGCGGCCAGCCGAAGCTTAGTGTCCAGTCCATATTGGGCCGCATACGTGTTGATCGGATCAACGTATTGCACACATGCGGTTTTTGCATACGAGGTCGTGCAAATGGATTGCAACTGGTCGGCAGTGATATTAGTCATTTTGAGGATATCTGGAGTTGAAGCGGCGGAAAACCCGAGAACTCGTCTCGACCGATGAGATTCGTTTGATACATGACGGTAGTGAAGTACGTGTATTTGCCCGGTGGCAAATCTGGCATCAGAAAGCCATATCGAGTCGTATAGCAACCCTTGTCTTCCTGAATGATGATTCCAGGAAGCGGGAATACCACTCCGTATTCATTGCGCAGCGCGGGGCTGAACTTGACACCAACTGACTTGCGCATGCACAGATCACGCTTAACCACCACGATCTCGCCGGGGGTGTATGCCATCTTCGGGCGCCCCCAGTAATCCGAAGATGCCACCGACTTGAATTCGAATACGGGCTCGCTACGCATGGTCACGAACCAGAACAGCGCCCAGGACGTCCACATGGCGATGATGATTAGGATGGCAATCGCCACATCTGTACGGATATAAAGACGATTTCTCATTTGATATGGCCTGAGATGATGGCTGTGAGCGTAGCCGTTAAGATCAGTGAAACAGCCCCATATACGACCAGCCTGATGGGGACGATTTCCGCCTTGGTTGCGAATTTTTTGCACTCTTCTTTGAGCTGCACGAGATCTTGGCGAACCAAAGCAACCGCCTTATCAAGCTCCCGGAAATCTTTTTCACTAATCGACATATGGGGTCTCGCTAAGCGTTTGGCACCTCGAAAAGGAGGAGTGCAAACCAATTAATTTGGTCTCTCTGGCTTCAGATTGTGAAGGCGTAGAGCCATCAGACTGGATTCACATTTCCGATCATCCGCGCTTCGACATGATCTTAATCAGCGTTCCAAGGTTTTCGTTGATGGCATACATCGCTTTCAACTCGTTTTCCTTGCCCTTCTTATAGTTCTCGTAGGATTTGGACTTGAAGTGAGCTGTCGCATCAGACGCTGTAACGCGGCCTGCGACGTCCCATTGCTGGCCGTCATACTTGATCAGATCCGTTTTGAGGTTCTGTAGAGACTCCAAGTATTGTGAGCGTGTCGTCTGAGATTGTGGCGTCATGACGAAATCGGGCTGGCGACTGATCCAGCACCTCCGGGGCCGGATCGAAAGAGACGCCCCAGTCTTGGAACGACAAACGCAGCAGGTGATCCTGGGCCTTGAGCCCTCGCCAAAAAATATTAAACAGCGGATTGAAATCTGATTGGGCGATGGCCTTGAAGGCATTCACGCGGCGCAGGACATACTCTTCATACTGCGCCTCTGGCCACGCTGTAGTGTCTTCATCAGCATCGCGCACCATCATGCATCCCATTGCACCCAGGAACCAACCGATACGCCCAGCGGTGATCTGTCCGCTGTCGATCAGTCGCTCGATACACTCTGCCCCGCGACCCAGTAACGGATGCAAAAACCAGTGGTCCCCCTGATACTCGCCAAGATCGATTACCCGAGCGTGGTCATCACGCCCATCCAGAATGTAATCGCTGTATCTGTTTTTTTCGCCGATGGCGAAGTCCGGGTTGCCAACCTCGGCGGTGTGCGTCAGGTAATGAGCAATCACTGATGCCCGCTCTTGAGCAGTCCACAGAAGCGGGTCTACCGCGTCACCGATAATCGATGTGCTGCTTTCCGAAACGATCCTTCGCAGCGTTTCGGTTCGACAGAACTCCTCCCGACTGGTAGGCAAATTGCAGATATAGATGGCATCGTCGATAGTCAGCTCTTTGAGCTGTAATGTAAGGCGATGCGTGGTATAGCGAGAGAAGATGATCAATTTGTCATGCCTGCGATAAATGAATGATCCATGCTATTCACCTGGACTTCATAGGGATGGCGCCTCTTTCCAATTAAACCAAGCAGTTGCATGTATCGAACTCTCGGAAGTTCAGCTCAATCTCTTGCAGACCGTCCTCCGAACGATTGTTCGTGTACTCGGCGCTCATCAATTGCATGATGTAATTATCGATGTAGGCGCCCCCAGCGTTATCCGCAGACATATTGATGAATCCATGAATCAGCGTAACCCTGAGCAGATAGGTAATCGGCAGCCCAAACGTTCCGTCACCTGGTGCCATAAGCTTTTTCAGGTTCTTCGCCCAACCTTTGATAGAGCCGCCCAGGTCATCAAATGTGGTTACGCGCATCTCGACCGGTGCCATGGCCCCAGGCTTTGAAAACGAAGCAGATCCGATATCGACAACCTCTCCCGCGAACGACAGCGGCGACGTGCTCACCGATTTGGCGAACATGTTCATTTCCGGGGCGATTCCGGTGCGAAGATTGTTGATGTTCAGGCACCACAGATTTGCCTTTGCGAGACTCATGCCAGACTGCTGCTTGTAGAGCTTCTTCGCCTCTGATAACGAAATTCCGCCGATCAAAGCACGATCACCGGCCTTCACCTGCGATGCGAAGATGGTGCTAAAAGCGTCCCCTGCTATCTGCGTGATCAGCGAGGAGCCCGACAGACTGCTGATAAATCCCTTCGACGAAGAGATCAGAGAGTTACTGAAAAGGCTCATATGGTGTAGACCTCCTCGATAAACGCTTTACCTGGAATAGCACGCTCCTCCTCCAGGATATTGAGCTGTACTTCGCTTGGGTCTCGACCCCATGCTTCGAATCCATTCGCTCGCGAAGCAGCTATCGCCTGAGAGTTTTCTAACTCACAATACAGATAGAAAAGCGGACTGATGATAGACAGCTCGCTAGGCGTCAGATCGAAATCCTGGTCGTCGTCAATGCTGTTATCCGCCGAAATCGGCGTATGCACATCCTTCCCGGCTACCGCATCCAAGCGAATCTGCAACGCAATTGCGGCATCACCAAGCCGATAAGGCGCGCATGGCGGCAACAGCGATTCAGGAGGCAATGCAGCCAGCGCTATTTCTGCATCAGAGGGCGCATTCGTGAGCGTTGCATAGCCGCAATAAAAACGCACAGCCCGCTTCAGACTGCGCGTCACCTGGGACTCGTCGAGGACAATCCCCAGCGGCAGTACGTCGAAGTATGCCGCCACCACCGCCGAGAGCATCATCAGTCCGCATAACCGAAGAAGTGGTAATTCAGGGTGCCGCTGAATGTCAGCACCTGCGAGCGGTTTTCCCAGTCACGATCCGGGCTTTCCATGACCATGAAGCACCCGAGCAGCGGAGCAGCACGAGTGTGGTTGTCGATAGTGCCCTGATACACCGTGGCACTGAAAACGCCACGATTTTTGAGGATGTCGATCAGCATATCGCCGACTGTGTTATTTACGGTTTCAAAGATCGCAATCGGCGACTCAAACCAGGTTTTGGCTTGCTGCGGCTGAAGCATGTTGGTCCCCATCAAGCCGGGGATCTCTATAGATCCGGCTGGCGTGATGATCGGCCATGGGAATTGCTTGATCAGCAGCGTGACATCTTCGTGGCCATCGATCACAAATTGGGCGTCAGAGCTGACCGCCTTGTCACCGAGCGCCCGAGTGGTGTTGAACGTCGTGTTCAGGAATTTAGCGGTAGAGACGGTCATCTCATCAAGCCTCACAGATACATATTGGGAATATCGTTGCGATCAAGCGCGGTCAGCGTCGAAAGCATCATTTGCACGGGCAGATACATGAAGTGCCCATCAGAGTCCATCGGCCCATCCAAAGGATGAGTGATTGTCTCGATAACCAGGGGAGCCCACAACTGCGATCCATAGCTAACTGCAACCATCAATGGCGCCCTTGAAGGAAACAGTGCTTTTACCATCGCACTGGCTCCAGAACTGGATGCCGCGATAACGTTTGTCAAGGTTCCATCCTTTGCCAGGCTTTGAGGTAGAGCCCAGCTTAACAACGTTTTCAGAGGGGACATGACCTCTCTTTCCGCGTCCTGCATCGCTCGAAAATGCATCGTCATCGGGATTTTTATCGGCGGCATTCCAGAGAAAACCTGGCGACTATTCATCTTCGTTATGCCGGTTCTGCCTTGCAAATCCTTGGCAATGTTCTTCGCGGTTTCAGCGGCATTATTCGCTATCGTGTTGTTTTGAATGCTCGGGAAAGCCGCTTGCAGGGCATTCACCACAGTCGCGATTTGGCCCGACTGGAGAAGCGCCATAAGCGCAGGAGCTTTTGATTCAGGTCCGACGTTTTCGAACGGGGACTGCCAGTTAAAGCCGGCCTCGAAGTTGCAGTCAGTGATCGGCCCCATGACAGTAGCCAGTTCTGTGTCAAGCGGGAGACCGTCTGCATCGCACGCATAGATCTGCGCGATCATATAGTCGGATAGATTGCCCCACGGCTTTTTGGCCGCGCTGGACGACGACAGAACGCCGCCCAGCAAGCCAGTAGCTACACCAGCTAATGGCCCCGTCGAACCCAAGGCACCGAGCGCCGTGCTAGCCAGGGATTTACCCGCGCCAGACGATGCAAAGTCCTTCACCCCGGATACCGCCGACGACGTCAAAGACGATGCCGACGATAGGGCTGAGTCAAAGAGGCTCACCGGTTATTTCCCGTGCGCGCGCTTGTGCATCGACCCAGCATGATGGGAGCGCTTGAAAGCCTTCTTCAGCGCGACCTTCTGCGGAGCCGACAGACGAATCTTGCCGGTGATGTGCTTCTTGACGTGCTTCTTCTTGCCGCCTTTCTTGGCAGCGTCCAGTTTCACTTCGTCGCTGTCGCCGAAAGCGAAATCGTCGATGTGATCCTGGGCCTCTTCGGCATCGTCGGGGAGGCTCGCAGCGACGAGTTCCATTACGCGGTCGGTCGCTTCATCGTCGCCGTCTTCCAGCACTGCCGACAGGTCCTCATCGGAGGCGCCCATAGCCGAGACGTAGTCCCATACGCGATCCTGGAGGATCGCGACGGTAGCCGCCTCTTCCGGCGTGATGTCGCCGTCAATGTCTTCATTTACCGCGCCGCACAGCATCGCCGTCAACCGGTCGTTGTTGCTCTCGCCTGGGCCGAGGTCATCGGTCTCGGCCCACTCCTGAACGATGGCGCCAGCCTTCAGCGCCAGATCGGTCATGGTGTAATCGGAGGCGACATTCTCAGGCTTCGATTCATCTTCAACGCCATCGAGCACGTTCTTGATAGGGCCCTTGGCCGGAGCGCTCTGTGCGATTTGTGCGAAGGCTTTCGGCACACCGCCGTGGGCCAGTTCGCGAATCAATTCACTCATTTTTCAATTCCTTACGTGGTACGCACGATGTTTTGGGTGGAGAAGATTGCGCGTGTCGTCCCATCGTACGCTACCGAATATGTGTTCGTGAAAGCGTCAATCCGATCCGTGTTGCGCGTGCAGGTGAAAATGAACGAACGACCGCCAAGCTCGTTGGTGATGTTCGTCCAGCCAGCAGTTTCCGCTGCCGTGAGCAAGTTGCCCGCGAACTTGACCATTTTCGGAATGGCTACGTTCAGCGGCAGCTGGATCACTTCGTTGCCGTATGCCGCCAACTGATCGTCGATAAACGTGGACATATCAACCACGGATTCCAGCTTGGTCAGGCCGGTGGTCTTAGCCAGGGTCAGCGAATCGGTGAAGACATAGCTGGACCCAGCCGAGTATTTCTTGAGAATGACCGGATTGACCTTCGCGTCTGCCAACTTCGACAGCTCGGAATCGGTCGGTGTGTATTGCTGAACTACGCCAGTGCGAGTAATCGGATACGAGCTGCCAGCAATCGGGTAGTTTTTCGGCGCCAGGCCATTGTCATCCATTTGCGCGTTACGGGCACATGCGTAGCCGACTTTGATGCCCGAGGTGCCGATGTAGTCCTTGCCGCCGTTGACCGGATCAGTCGCGATCAGTGGAGCCCACTGAGCCATCGCGTACGTCGTGTCCTGGTTTAGCGTGCCCATCCATGCGATTACTTCAGTCGGCGTGAAACGGCCAGGTACGTCGAAACGCATCTTCCGGTTCGTCGCAAAACACATAGCGATCATCTGAGAGATGAAAGCCTGATTCTCAGTACCGCCGCTCAGCAGATAGTCCCAGTCGTACTCGGTATAGCGCAACTGATTCAGAGCGGTCTGATAGTCGCTAGAGATATAGGTAGTTGCACCTTCGGTGAAGTACGACAGGTTCGCGCTGACCGCCTTCGCATTACCATTTGCGTCTTCGCCGTAGCAATTGGCCGTAGTCGGAACGGAAACGGTAGCGCCGACAACCACCTGCACGGCATCAGTGGCAGCCGCGATAACGCTCGGGAGGAAATACGAGTTACCGTAATCGTCCTTCGCGTTCTCATCCAGCGAGCCCGTAAAGCTGTAGAGTTGCACGCCGGTAGAGACATCGAGCAAGCGCAAGCGGACGACATCAGTCGCGATAGCGGTGCCCGTGTTGTCAGTAACTTCAGGGGCATACAACTCCATCGTTACACCATCGTTGAAGCATTCCAGGTGCGTGACTTGAAGCATGTACGAGGTTGGGGCCGTGGTAGCGACAGACCATGCCACGGTGCCAGTGGTCAGCACTGCGTACATCGGCGACAGCGCATACCCGGTAGCCGAAATCAGACGTGCGATGGTGCCAGACTGAGCGCCTAACGAGAAGGTCTCGTAGGCTTGCACATAGGCCTCATTCAGACGATTGATCGTCGTCGAGGCTGTCGGGCCAAGGTAGCGCGCGAGCGTGTCGCTGGTGACTTGGAACGCCTTATCAATGCGGCCCCGAGTGAAGCGGCCAGCCAGCGCGAAAGCTTGGTCGGTGTTGTTCGAAACGAAGCCACCACTGGCATCGTTCGTCGGGTTCATCTGATAGCCAGGCTGGGAGCCAAGGCTACGGGTGAAAGTCGTGCTCATTGCGCATCTCCTGCGGCGGCGGGCGCTGTAACTTCTTTGACCGAAACAGGCACGGCCTGTGCAACCGGCTGGACCGGTGCTTGCTGAGTGGCTGCCTGTGCAACTGGCTGCACAACTGCTGCGACCTCAACGGAAGCGATGGCAATCGGATCGTCGCCCTGCACCGAAGCCATGAACGCCAGGTTTTGCAGGGTCTCGTAGAGATCGCTCGGGCGCTTGTACGTCAGCTCGCCGGTTTCGCCAGGTTTGAGGAAAACATGCGTGCGATTGCCGGTGACCAGCAGAGGGCGAATTTCACGCCGACTCTTGAAGATCACTTTGATCGGGTACGCAGTGCCAGCGGCGATCAGCTTGTCGATCAACGCTTGGGCGTTATCCACATCGCCGTTGCCTATTTGAATCGAATTCATTCGGTCACCTCGACCTTGATAAGTTGGCCGTGCATAGCCATTTTTTCGTTTGCGAGAGTTACCAAGCTGAGGTGCGGGCCTTCGGCCATCTCGACAGTTTTGGATTCGCCCGGCATGAGGATCGAGTCGATCTGCGGCAACGATTGGCGCGATGCCGTCTCGTTGGTAACCGTTACCATCACCGGATAAGTGATCGATTCGTCAGCTTCAGATGCGGTTTCTGAATTGACCTGCGCCTCATCAGTTGGCGCCGACGCCGCTGCCGATGCAGCCGCTTTCGAGGCTTTGGTAGCCTTGACCGGTGCTGTCGGAGCAGGGGCTTCAGCTACTGGATCAGTCGCTTCAGTCACTGGAATATCGGTTGTGGCCGCAGTTTCTTCGGGCACAGCAGCAACATCGGTCGCCGTTGCGGATTCGGTTGCAGGTGCTGCCTCGGTAGTCCCGGAAGCATCAGCAACCTCGCTTGCGTCGGTGGCGGTAGCCGCAGCGGACGAATCCGCTGCAACCTCTTCCGCTGCCTTTTCAGTCGTGGTGGCAGCCATTTACATCACCCCTTTACGAAGTCGGGAACAGGTTCGAAACGGTGATCATGGCCGCGCCCAGGGCCGAAGGCTGGTGCGGGTTCACTTGCGTGAAGTTACGGGCATACAGCGCGTTCTGCTCCTTCAGATCGCTGTTGAACGCCAGGCGCAGGACAGTCAGCGGCACCGCGTCACCGAAGACAATCGGGTTACGCGCAACCTGGGCCGACTTGCCGACGAGCAGCAGAGTGGCGCTGGTGGCGGTCTCGGTAACGACCTTCGGCGAGTAGTACACCTCATACATGCCGAACAGGCGCCCCAGGCGATAGATGGCTGGGCGAGCGGTCAGGCCGGACGGCACGAACAGCTCGGCAGGCAGGGATGGCAGCTGGGCGGCGACGTTCATCGGCACGTACAGGTGAGTACCGCCGTGGTCCATGGTGTCATTCGCCATCTGCTGCGAGCAGATGCCCAGGACGGTCGCGAAGTCCTGCCAGATCATGGCGCGGGTCTTCAGCGTCATCTGGGTGCTGTAGTTGAAGTTGAAGGTCTGCTGGTTGTTCACGGCGATGGACATCGCCTTGCGCAGAGCCAGGTAGTGACGTTCGTTCGCCGCTTGGTTGCGCATCGCGATCAACGATTCGGCGCCGAGATCAATGCCGATTTCGTTGTTGTACTGGGTCTTCGTGTCCCAGGTCGTTGCGACCAGACCGCGCCATGCGCTGGCGTACAGCTTGTACGACTGCACTTCGGTGATCAGGTTCGGCGTCAGCGTCGGGTTGCCTTCCAGGTCGATGAAGCCTTCGGATTCGACGATGGTGCCGGTCGGCAGTGCAGGCGAGAACGCCAGGGCCAGGGCGCCGGTCGTGCGGGTGATCGTACCCGAGATGGTGTACGACACACCGGCGAGGGTCAGCGAGCCGGAGATCGGGCTGTTGGTAACCGATGCGGCTACATCGATGCTTTCCTTGGCAGCGAACAGGCCATTGATGAACACCATGGTACGACCGCGCAACAGTGGCGCAGGCGTAGAGCCGTCAGTTGTGAAGGTCGCGGTGCCGGTCGCCAGACCAGTAGCCAGGGTGACAGGAATGCGGCGCTCGGACGTCAGGTAGGCGTCACCGGAGTTGATACCGTCCAGCAGTTGGCCATTGGTATAAGCACCGTAGGTGGAACCGGCCTGGTGGCTGACGATACCCAGCAGGGATTCGTTGGAGCCGATATCTGCGGGCAGATACACGGCCCACGGAGTGGCCTCGGCGATGGCCTGGGTAATAGCCACGACGATGCGGTTTGGCTGCGAGGCGCCTTCGTCCGAGTGGACGGAGGTGCCGATGCCGTCGAGCAGTTCGCGGCCCGGTTTTGCAGCAGCGATACCTTGTGCAATGGCGGAATCCATGACGTCTGCGGTCGGCAGATGGCCGTGAGCGCTTTCGAATTCTTTCATGCCGCGCAGGACGGAGTCGAGGATGGTTACGTGCAGCTTTTCATCGACCCCTGCGAACAGAGACTCCAGTCGAGCCGGGATCTTCGTCGCTTCAGAGCTACCGCTTGCCGACACACCGTCGAGCAGGTCCTTGTTGAAGTTGTGAGCTTTGGAAGTATCCAGGCTGCCGTTCGTGCCGCGCGAGGCATCGAAGGCATCATAGAAGAAGTCTTCCGTCTTATTCAGCCCGCTACCGGGGGTGTAGATTGCTTTCGGCATTGATCTATCTCTCAAGTGAAGAACGCCCACAGCGGGCCTTGTATCTAGACCCATCCTAAATGCTTCCGAAGACCTCCCTTAGTTGTCCTTTCCGAAAGTTCGGCAGACAAAAAAGCCAGCACTCGGCTGGCTTGTTTTGCGCAACAATATTGCTCTCAGGTAGCGCACTCTCCTAGGAGCGCCTTAACAGCCAAGTCGAGCGCAGGATCTTCGCTTCCGACCCACGAACTTTCCTGGACCAGTTCGACGATCTGCTGGGTCAGCTCGCCCCGCTCAAGGTCAGTGACCGGCCCCTTGAGTCGTTCAACTATCTCCGCGAGCACAGCGCACGGATCGGCACCTTCGACGGTGAAAACCGAATCCAAGACAGCGGCCTCTGGCCGGATTGGTGACAGCAGACCAAGAACGCTAGCCGCCTCCTTAGCCGCGCGAATACGCTCCATTGGCGGCATGGGGTTTCCGAGTGCAACCAGAGATTTCCCGAGAGTGCTGGCCAGCCGGATGCGATCCAGCGGTTGAAGGATAGTGCTGATCTGATCGGTCATTGCAGTTTGACTCATGAAGTAAAAATGATGACCCATGGTCACCTTTCCGAACGACTGCTCGGCCCAGCTATTTCCCATGAAAAGGCCCACCGAGGTGGGCCGAGAAAGACGCTCTACCGTTCAGCTTTACCCTTGAGCAGCAGCCTTTGAAATCATGAAGTTGGCGTAAGCGACAGAAGCTGCCTCGATAAGCGCGAGCACTTCAGGGTCGGACGAATAAGCATCGTTCACTACCTGCAAGCGAGCCTCAAGCCCTTCAGATAGGAAGTCGGCATTGGCGGACAGCAGTCCCTGGAGGAACGCCTTCGCTTCGGCCAGCGCGGAATCAGAGATAGATGCGCCAGGGTCGATAGCGACTTCGGCGACGATGTCGGCAACAATCTCGGCAGGAATATCAAGGGCGCCCACCACTTCAGCTACGGGCTCAGCGACCTCGGTCACTACTTCTCCAACTGGTAACGCGGCAGCAGTCAGCGGCTCTGCAACGATCTCGGCGCGCAGGCGCTCGATCTCAGCGTCGAGATCGGATAGAGCCTGCTCTTTGCCGGACACACCGGTCTTCAGCACGTCAAGCGCGACCAAGCGATCAGCCAGGTCTGCATTGACCCTCAAGAAGCGGGCGCTGTTGGATTCGGCCAGGCGCATCACACGCTCGGCAATCGTCTCGATTGCCAGGTTGTTTTCCGACTCCGCATCGACCAGGGCCGTGACGTCCTTCTTGTTGAGCATCCAGCACCATGCCAACAGCATGTCGCTATCGGAGCGACTGGAATCACACAGCCAGACGCTGATGGTCTGGCCGTCGCTCAGCTCAAAAACGGCGGCGATATTGATGGCGTCGCGCTGCAAGAATGGCTCACTGATCTGCATAGCGAGCACTTGCAAATCACCCGTGGCGTTCAGGGCGTCCTGAATATTCCGCATGCGCTCAGCCACATCAGCAGGCGCCACAGCCATCGAATCTAACAGTTCGCGGCTGTCGGCGGCCTCAAGAATGTCGGCGAGCGAAACGCTATCCAGCAGCAGCTGACCCTGGTCTTCGCGGCGCAGGGCATAGAGGATATTGGCGATTCCGGTGCCAATGGGCTTGGCACTCTTGTCCCAGGCGATATTTTGCATTGACGTGTTTCCATCGGTAGAGAGTTGACTTGCGCGAAGCGGCCCGGACTTATCGCCCGCTTTCAGCCACTGCTTGAATTGGATCATGGTGCATGGCACAAGGCTGCCCAGGCCATACCAGCCAGGACCGAAGGCGCTGAGATATGCGTTGCGCGCGTCGTGCTCGCTGGGAAATCCAAGCATGACCTTCCCTTCGTCGAATCTGCCATCCTCGAAAACCTGGTTGATAACGAAGACCTGCTGACTTTCCGGCTGTGGCCCAAGGTAGACATCCAGCTCATCGCCGTCAGCGCCCATGACGCCCTCAAAATACCCGTAGTCGTTGGCTTGAAAATTACTCCAGGCCTTTCCTTGCTGATCAATCCCTGTGCGATAGCTACCGCGCGGATTCTCGATAGCGATGGGCATGCCCTGGATCGTTGCGCGGCCTTTCTTGTACTTACCACTTTCCGCCTGCGCAGGCGTAGGCTCGCCCGTTTCATATGCGGTCGAGTGAGATGCCATTTGCTGCCGAATAAAATCGCTCATTCCGACAGACTACCGGCGTTTCGCCGCATTGCTTTTCGCGCTTTCCGACACGCACATAAAGCCGCCATCGAGCACCCGACCAAGCTCTTCTGCCTCATCCTCCATCCCCTTCATGATGCGACTTATCGTCTCATCGATATCGCGAAGTCGGATGGCGAAAGGGGTATTGAATTCGCTGATCAGCTTGAAGTGATCGCCGAGCCGGGAGATCCCGATCAGTGTCAGACGAACAAGCCAGCGCTTCGGTTTCGACAGGTCAGAAGGTTGCGTATTCCGGTACAGTGTCACCGGGCGTAAGCGACGAAACCGTACAGCAATCACGACTTGTCATCCTCGAACATGATGCTAGCCATCGCGTCAGAATGGCACATCATCCGAAGCCCCGTCACATTTTTTGATCTGCTTATAGGGCTCCGATTTCCAGCAAGCTGCCTGTTCGAGAAGTTGCTTGAATCGGGTTTTAGGCAGCCTGGATAGATATCGCTTGTTCTTTTCAAACCACTCGTCCAGCACTTCCTGCGGGGTCTTCAGCTTCTCCATGTAGATGGTGCGCGAGGAGTAACCGCCCGCGCTGCTGACGTTCGAGTGGAAGGCCGACGACCCGGTGAACGCCACCGACTTGGCGCCTGCCGCTTTCAAGCGCTTGGCTTCTTCCTCGGAGCGAGCGATCAGGGCGCCCCCATGCTTTTTCTCGAACAGCTTGAAGCAGGTATCGCGCAGCGCTTGCGGCGCGCCGTAGTGCGAATATTCGAAGTCCGGCACCTCGGCCTCGGTCTCGCGCGCGATCAGCTCCCATTCCTGTGTCTCGAACCACATGTCCTTGGCCACGAGCTGGATGCTGAAGTTATCGACGGTCTGGCGGTCGCGTTCGAGATCCATGTATTCCGGCTTGACGCTGTACCCGTACTTGAGCTTCGTGTCGCACACGAACAGGCCGCCGACGTACAGCTTGCCGGGGCGGCTCGGGAGTATCAAACCCTTCGATGTCTGCTTGGCATCGAGAATCTGTTCCTGCATAAGCAGGCAGCTTTCCTTGATAGCCTGGATGTCGCCGGGGGTAAGGCCGCTGATCACGAATTGCAGGTCGGCGCCGTCCTCTTCGCCAAGCGTCTCGTCGATCCTCAGACACTCCTCCTCAAAGCTCTCGTGATAGGCGAAGGTCGGCGTCCAGATCAATGGGCCGTTGTTGCACCTCACGGTATAGCCATCACGCACAAGGACCAGCATAGCGAGCTTGAAGCCTTCGCCGAAGCTTCCAATGGCCTCGGCCACATCGGCCTTCGAAGTCGCCCCAAGTAGCAGATGGCGAGCCGACAGCGTGATTCCGCGACTGAGGATCGACAGTGACGACTGCGAGAACTGATATTCAAAGGGTGCGGCACTATCAATAGCATTCTGGAGCAGTTCGCGAATCGCCTCTTTCATGCCCCAGCGGCGGACATAGGTACGGGCAAGTCCAAGGTCGTAGCTCTTCATTGAGGGTTACCCTGTTGAATGGAGCGCAACGCTTCCGCGATTTGCAATTCAATTTCAGTCGCCTTGCGGTCGAGCCTGGCTGCCGACTCAATATCTTCGCGATAGGCCTGGCGGCTGTCGGCGTATTGAGCACTGTTCCGCTCGGACTTGGCCTGCTCCCGAAGGCTAGCTATTTTTGCGCGTGCTTCTTCGATCTCTACCTGCGTCATGCTTCTTACCCTTTCGGTTGGAATATGCGTGATTTCACGCCGCGTGCATTCGCTCATACTGAGCACTGCTTACAACTATACGCTAACAGATTACTAACTATTCGATAAGAATTGCAACCACAAGAGGGGCTGTCCGTGGAATTTTTTGTTTCGGTAAGCGGCTATGAGGGTCAGCCGGTAAGCGTGATCGGCGGCCTTGATGAGGCCACGAATGTGATGGGCATGGTTGGCAAGCTGAAGGATTTCGAAAAAAAGCGCCTCGAAAAAAGGCCGGATATCTCCATCGTGAGCAATCTCCCGCTAGGGGACCTGGACTTCCTTTTTCGCGAAGAGCATTTGCGCGAGGGGATCACGGCGTACTTGAATCGCAAGCTGCTGAATACCATCAATCTAGCGCCAACCATCAAGCTATTTGATCCGGGCTCGGCAATTGAGAAAGATGATATCCGCGAGGGTCGGCAGACCTATAGCATTCTCGCGACCATCACGAACGGTCAGATGGCTATCCTGATCGCCTGCGCCTTCTGCGAACAGCAGGCCAAGATCATGAGCAATCAAGTCTTCCTTGACGAGATGAATGATCTGTACGAACAGGGCGGCGACAGCGACCTGTACGATATCTATACGATCTAAGGGATCGTGTTGCGCAGTTGATTAGTATCGCCAGGACCGTCGCTACCGGTGCTCGGATTCGGCATCTCCGAGGCGCCAGCGTCCTTGTGTGGCTGCTCGACCGTATCATCAGTCGTCTGCCCTTCAGCAGGTTTCGGAACCGCGACAGGATCGACATCGTCCAGAACTTCGTTGGGCTTGTCGTCAGCCACGGTTACCGGCTTCACCATTCCGTTCGTGTCTATCTCGACCTGCAACGGATCGTCACTCTCGGGAGATTTAGGCAGATCGACCGTTGATTTTGTGTCATCCACGATAGCGACTTTATCGATCTCTGCACCGGTCAGCCCTGGCGGCGCTTCCGTCGCATCCATGATTTCCTTGGCGCCACTTACAGGGCTCTTGTCGCCAACCTCATCTACATCGAGGAAGCCCCCCTCGATCTCCAGAACGACGGCTTGCTCGGTCGCAACAACCTCAGCATTGGCTGAGGTATCAGCGGGGGCGATGGCGCCATCGGTCGTGATCGTTACCGGATTCGGTTCGTCACTGCCTGGCAGGCGTGGCAGGCTTACAACTGATTTGACATCATCCTTCTTGACGATAGCCAGGGACTCGTCAGCAGCAGTGGCAGCGGCCAGCGCCTCAGGGGTTGGAGAATCCTGGGTGATCACCGTCTTGACTTCGTCGAGCACTGGCTCGCCACGCAGCGCCTTGAGTTCGCCAAGGGCAGCTTGGCGTGCAGCGATCTCGCCATCCAGATATTCAGCGCGGCGCTCAAGGGCTTCGCACATTCCAGGGATCGACGTAGTGATCGACTTAGGCAGTTCGGCCTTGAGACGATCCTGATCCGCCTGGAACGTTTGCTCATTGGCTTCGGCGGCTTCGGCGATATTGCCGACCAATACTGCCAGGTCGTCGCTCATCTCGACCGGGATCGTATTGCCGTTAAGCAGGACCGCGCAGAGATCACCAGATTTCGTAACGCGCAGCGTGACGGTCTGACCGCTGAGTAGCGAAAGCTCAGCCTCTCGAAAAGACACGTTGTTGCTGCGACGGAGCGCGCTCGCAAACTTTGTTTGGACGACTTGTTGACCGGCGCGGCCCATGATGGATGCTACGCGCTTGATGGCCTTGATCGCATCAGCCTGAGAATTGAAATCGAGTAGCATTGGGAAGCACCTTTGATAGCTATGCATTGAGTTTGCATGAGCGCCAGCATGCGCCCGATACGTTATTTCCGGTTACCTGATCGGCGGGCTCGTCGGCGATCCTGGCGATGTACTCGTATGTTCGTGGTTCTGCTGACTGATGCCATCGCTCGTCAAGTCGCCACCGGTCTGAGTAACAGGACCTTGCAATGCGATTGCAGCGGCGATCTGAGTGATATTGCTCGCCGTCAGCGTTATGCTCGTACTGCCAACGGTCAGCGTTATTGACTCGGTTGCCGTAAGCGATATCGTCTGACCTGTCTGATTCAATTGATCATCAGCGAGCAGCTCGATGTTCGTGTGCTCCCAGCGGCGATATCCGGCCTCATTACCAGCTTCAGGGGTCCTATAGCCAGTCACGACAGGGTATCGAACGTCGCCACATTGGAACTGGACCCAGCATAGATCGGCGGATAGGATTCGCTGCTCAGTGCGGGATGGGCGATCACCGACCGGGACGCTTAGAACGGCCTCTGCCGAAGACGTTCCGGTGAGCCCAGGAATATTGACCAGGACTATGCGCGAATCGCCACCAAGGTACTGGGTGATCACTGCCGGATAGATGCCGCCATATGACCGGCTCATGACGAGAGCACTCCGCACCAAAACCTAGAATTGCTGTTGATCGCACCCTCTAGCGAGTGGTCGAAAAAGTGCGCCGCAGTCATCACCACCACGTTCTCGCCGTTGACGGTCAGGAGATCTCCAGCCGAGATCTCCTGTGCCAGTTGCGAATCGATGATGTGACGGCGCAGCAGGACGCGCCCCAGGTTGCGCAGGACGCGCTCAGTCTTGCGCGGGACGTAGATCGACCTGCGTGTAGGGTCGTTGCTCCCATTTACCGTAGAGCCGTCTGGAGCCGTACTGTAGAACGACGGGACCTGATGCTTTTCAAGGAAGTCGCTTTGCGTGTGTCCAGTGCTCGCGATCTGCCCGATATCGTCGATTGGCGCCTGCTTGAACAAGTCTGGCAAGCGTTTGACATAGAGCTGCTTATTCGTGAGGATCAGCGCTGCGCACTCTTCCTGACATGCCATGGCGATTGGATAGCTAGCTGCCTGCCCAGCTAGGCAACTGAACCGCTCGACAGCCATGTCAGCCGCCACGGCAACCTTAGCGCCGCTTGAGCGGTACATAGAGCCAATGGTCTGGTGCGTAGCGATGATCGGTGTCGTACGCGGCTTAGCTACCCCCGAGCAGCTTGCCAGGGCAGCGATGACACGGTACGTCTGAACAGATTTTCCGCCTTGCAGTTGGCCCGTAGGCGGATCGCGGCGCGACCAGAGGATCTCATACTCAAGATTCTCGCGCCCCGTCCAAACTGATTTTCCGACTGCAAGATCCGTCTCGATGCCATCAATCAAACGCACGGTCATTTCAAGCGTTCTCGGGACCGGCGCAAGGTCACTGCGCAAAACCCAGCGCATGAGGAGGTCACCAGGGAGCTGCTTTCCATTCTCGATCAAATAGACGTTCACGACTGCCCATTCCAATTCGTTCCGCCAGGAGTTACAACCGATGTTGATCCTCCATGAAGCGGTGCTATCGTGGTGATCTGATTGAGCACTGGATAACCTGGCGGATTATTGGTCGTACCGTCGTTTGGCTCGCCCACGCCTGGAGCATCGAAGTACGGGATCGTCCCACGCAGATTCAAATTGCAGGCAAGCACCGTAAGGTTTTTCAAATCGACCCTGACCTCCGAAAATTCGATATCCGGGGTCTCGATCATCCATGGCATTTCGAATGTGTACTGACCGAAGGTGTGACTTGCTGTGAACCGACGATTCGGGATTGCACCCAGGTACAGCCCCAGTTGAGCTGCCAGGCTATTCGCACTCATTTCCTCGGCACCGAAGATGACGATTTGTGCGCGCTTGTCGGCCATAGCCTGCCGGTATCCGTAAGCTGAACCACCTTCTACGATACTGACAATCTGGCGCTCGACCTGCTTGCCACCGGCTTCTCCAGGCGTTGGCGTGTATTCCTTGGCCAGCGCGATAAGCACCACCGGTAGCAGGGAGTTCGCACCTTTCTCGCCGTTGCTGTTCTTCTGGTAGAGCTTCAGCATTTCCTCGGCATAATCAACCATGCGACCTGGAGCCCAAAGCACAGATCGCTCATATCCACGCGCAGCGAATTCGATTACGCTCGGCGTGTCGCCATAAACGCCCGCATACCACGCACCGAGGTACGTTCCGAGTGCTTCTTTGAGGGGGTTGAGATCGCCGCTACTCATGGGGTCTTATTCCGATTTTTGTAGCATCTACCTTACCGCGTGAAGGGGGCGCCTTCCTTGGCTGCTTTCCGGTTACAGCTCCGCATCGATTCCGATGTACGAAGCAGTGCCCGACCCCTCCAGGATCGCTGCTTGGCCCGCTACACCACTTGCAATCGTTGCCGTTATGCCGAGGGCGGAACTGCCAACGCCAGTCACCGCAAGGGCTGAAGGAGAGATGTTCGCCGTGGTCGCTGACCAAAATGTAAAAGTTGAGGCCGCCGATAAATATGTGGTCGGTGTCGCTCGCTTAGGCGACTGGAACGGAACCATGATATATGCTCCGGTAGCTGAGTTGACACCACCCATCCCATAACCTGGATATGTACCACTGCATACCAAGCGCTCGTAATAGCGCATGCACAACGACAGCTCGACCTGTGCAGGACGATGCTCAAACGGCGTTGCCACCGGGCTTATTTCAAGCTGCACCTGAGCAATATCAAACGTGATCGACTGCTGACCGATTGAGCTAGAACGAGATGCCATCGTCGATCCAGCATCAAGCCAGAAAAGGACCGACAAATAATGGTTATTGTTAGTGTCATCGACGGTCATGCCAGCAATGCTCGGAACCGCTATCGTGATGACGAATTTCTGCCAGGCAGCAGTAAGTGCAATGCTCTGCGCACCTATACCGGTGATTAGCGCAGATCCACTTGTCCCGAAATATTGGGCAAGCTCAATACCGATATTTTTAGCAGCATCGGCCTTCGCGTAAAAGCTCAGTGTTACGGTCTGTCCCGCAGCAGTGCGGACAGATTCTATACGTTGTTGCAGGTTGGCGAAGTTGCCGGTCCCTGCGACTGTCGTGACGGTCTGTCGAAGCCAATATTTTGGCTCGTAGGGTACAAGCGTCTGACCTGGCGTGAAGGTCTGCTGGGAGGCGGTGAAGGTGCTTCCGACACTTCCGCACATGTATCGATCAGCAAGAAAGGCGTTCCCGGCCATTGATGCAATCGATATGCCGCGCTGCCAATGCCCAAAGTTTCCGTTAATAAGTTTGTTTCGAAATGACCAAGAGCTAAGCAACCCTTGTTCAATAGCTGCTAAATCCGCCGAGCGAGTCACATAGGAATCCTCTGTAAGGTTACTGAGAAATTCGCCCTACGGAAACTTCCGCAAAGCTTGTAGCAGCATATTTGGACGCATAATAAGCGAGTGCAAGATCACTTATTCTTACATTGGTATTAGTCCCATCAGTCCACATTGGAGGAAGCTTGGGATCTACTGCCAAAGTATTACGGCCACTGAGATAGGCAAGCTCAGCTCTGATATTTGAGCAGTTAGCACCGAAAGCCAAAGCATATCCACCAACAAGACTAGCTTTGAATATCGATATATCAACATTAGAACAATTGCGGAAGTAGGCGCCATGACTGCCAACCGTATCTGCCATCATCTGGGTTACAGAAATAGCTTGGCAGTTTTCAAAATAGAACCCGTACTGGATATCCATTCCTGCGTTACCTGCATTTCCGGTGACATCAACATAATCAAGCAATAGCCCTTGATTATTGAAGAAAACCCAGGCGGGAACGTTAGCAGATACAAGGCTGGCAGTATTCACATAATCCACTGTACAGCGGCTAAGTGATATATAGGCTAATGCTTTTGTAAGATAAGATCCACGACCACGATGCAATCGAGCCTTCACGTCCTCAAGACGCAAATTTACGATAATTCCTGCCGCAGAATTATCAGCGATAAGTCCGAGCGACCCCATAGTCTTTACATTTTTTATCGCTATCTCTTCAAGGCTGACAGTCGTGTCAAGCATGAAGCTATAGCCGCCGGTGCTAGCAGTTTCATCTGTAGTTATGCCAGATACGGAAATTCCACTACCCTGGAATTTGAATAGCGAACTGGCGCCAGATTTATTGATCTGATGCTTTCCTCCAATCGTCGAATTCCAGCCGGAGCCGGACTTCATGTTGATCGGGAATCCGCTAGTGGTAAACGTTGTCCCGGCTTCGACTATCACGGACGACTGAACATTTACTGCTTCGTCGATAATATAGTTGCCGAAAGGCACATAGGTTACGCCGCCGATAGCTGAATTGATTGTTTGTGTAATAGCGCTCAAATTGGAGAACTCCAGCTTATGGCTTGAACGGAAGCAGCGTCAGTTAACGACGATATTTGTGCTTCGATAGTTATCTTGCGTTGAATGCATGAAGAAATTACCGACTTAGCATCCACACCGACCTTTTGAATCTGCGCAGCGGTGTGCATCCGGTAACTCCATACTCCTGATGGATCAGCACACCAGAATGGTGTGGACCAATCTGCCGCGATGCCTGGAATGAGCGATGCGAGTACGGATGAAGTCAGGTTCGCCTGATCCGTGATTTTCGAGGGATATGTGTAAATTACATTCGCATCGAGCGCAGAACTCGTAAAGCCAGAAGTTATCAATGCAGCGCAAGCTGCATCAATTTCCGCGAGCTTGCTTGCAATGGCGTCAACAAGTGTCAGATCTTGTACAGAGGATGCTGGCTCGGTGAATACACCAGACTTAAAACTCCACCCCGGACCAGCGGTATCACTCTCTGCAATTTGATAGCCGTCAGGCGTGGGCCATTCCGTGAGATCTTCCAATTCGATGACGTTCTCTACGATTCCACTTTTAATATTAATCAGGGCGTAGCGCATGGCGCCTCCTTATTGGGTACAGTATTCAATGATCACGATGTATCCTGGAGCGCCAGCCCCTCCAGCATTTGCGGTCGCGCTATTTGTTGCGGCACCAGCTCCGCCAGCGCCCTTATTGGATGCGTTACCACCGACTCCATTTGGCCCAGCTTGATAGCCGCCAGGACCGTAGATTGAACCGGCACCTTGACCGCTTAGACCTCCACTTGAGCCGCCCATTGATAGACCTGCAAACCCTGAAAAACCTTGAATGTTGATATCTCCACCAGCGGCAACACCCCCGGTATTGCCGCCTCCAGAAATATTGATCGGGGTTGAGGCAGAGGCTCCTGTGCCGCCCTGTCCGCCAGTACAGGTAATAATTGCTCCGAAGGTTGTAGTGCCGCCAGCGACACCAGCATTAGCCCCAGCGGCCCCCCCCGTACCAGCAGCACCTATGGTCACAGTTTGTGAGGCGCCAATTGTTGCAGCAGTGAAAAGCTTTTTGGCATAAGCACCAGCACCGCCACCACCACCAGCAGCGCTGTTCGAAGCAGCGCCAGCTGCACCACCACCACCACCGCCGCCACCAAGAACCTCAACGTCACAGAAAACCATCCCCGTCGATGGGGTATAAGTACCGGAAACAGTGAATATCTGACGTTTAATGCTCTTAATCACACCGTTGCTGATCAGTGCTGCGGGAAGCTGCCCGAGCGTCATTGCGTGGTGACTCTGACTGGCGTCGGAGACTTGCAGAGATGACGCTTGGGAGCCCAAGAGTATCCAGGAGTTTTGACCGGTGGCCCACATGAAGGATGCTCGACCGCCTGACACCAACTCGCCAGTCTGCAATGCGAGACCCGCAAAGCCCTGAATAGCTTTAGCACCCAGCCCGTTCAAGTTGAGCGTAGATGACCCGGTGTTTCCATTGGAAATCTGCACGCGGATTACCATGCCGTCCACTAACGCTGTAGGTGCCGGACTGAGGGTAGCCACATAAGCGTTACTGGCACCGGTATCGACTGCATAGGTTGCAGCGGCAGCTTGGGCCGCCTGCGCGACGCTGAGCGACGTGGCAGGCGAAACACCATCCGTACCCGATACCGCCTGGGCCTGCGAGGCTGGTGAAATCCCAACGCCGCCGACAATGTTCGTTCCGTCACAGTAGACCGTAACGGTCGCACCAGCCGGGACAACGACACCTGTGCCGGTCGGGCCGATCACTGTCAGCGCGAAGGCGCCAGTGCAGTTGTTCTTGATAGTCCAGCGCTTACCCGTCCAGAGGGTCAAGACGACATTGATGGCTGCCGTGAGAGTGCCCGCCAGACTGATGCTGTCCTTAGCTGCCTGGAGTGACGTAAGCGTTACGTTAGTGGCAGCCAAGCCGGTTACGGCAGTAAGTCCGAAATTGTTGGATGGGAACCAGCCGGTCAAGGAACCGTTCGTGACTTCCGGGCTAGCTGTGTTCGCCGCGACCGTGTTCACCCAGAAGCCTGAGTAGTTCGACGCCGGTATTGTTGCGCCAAGCGGATAGGCGCCAGCAAGGGTCGAATAAGGGATTCCAGGGAAGCCAGGTACAGCAGTGGCGCTCGTCAAGATCCAGCTCGAAAGAGCTGCCGAATATGTGACGGAGCAATAGCTGCTGACTTTGATCTCTGTACCTACCAGAACGGTGTTTGCGCTCGTCAGAATCGGGGCCGAAGCCAAGCCATTCGGCGTGAACGTGGAAGCGCCTGTGTTTGCGTTGGAAGCCTTGAAGCGCAGGACCATCCCATCGGCGAGCGCGGTAATCACTGGGCTATAAGTGCCAACATAGGCATTCACGGTCCCGGTGTCAGCGATGTACCGATTGAGCAGGGCGTCGGTGTCGCTTTTCGAGTACGTGTTGGCTACGGTGAAGGTGCCGAACGCAAAGAACTCGATCTGATCCCCAGCCGCGCATGCCGCTGCGAGAGTGACAGATGTACCCGAGTTAGCCGATGCGATATCAGCAGCAGAAAGTGTTCTCCCGTCCTTCGTGGTGATTAGTGCGCCAGGCGTGTAGTTGAACGTGAAAACGGTTTGACCAGCAGTTGCGGTGAACGCGTAAGGGGTGAAGGTTTGGCCGCCACCAACGCCACCCGTGATCTGGAACTCGGTGCCGTCATACACCAACTCATAAATACCGCCCGCGACGATATCGTTAGATGACAATGGCGACGTGCCGGACTTAGTAATCGACTTTACGCCAAGGCCAGCAACGTTCACCGTCACCGGCCCAGTGTTCGACGCACCAGCTTGAAACCGGAATGCCTGCCCAGCGACATAGGAGGTCAGAACGGACGCGCTTGGCAAAGTCAGAAGGACGGCATTCGCTGTCCCCCCAGCCGTTCCGCACCATGACAGAGGCGCCACAGACTGCGCCACGGTCGAGATAAGCTGATATTGCGGATGAGCATTGGCAGCAATCTCGTGAGCCGACAGAGCGGCCAATGCGGCGCTTGAGTCGGGGTTCACGGTCACGGTGATGCTGTTCGCCGGGATCTGGCCAAACGTGATGTCACTGAACAACACGAAATCGGTGCCAGGAGTCTTATAGGCGAGTGGCGTGCCAGCGGATGTACTCCAGACAGCGAACAGCACGGAGCCAGCCCAAAGGCCGATCTCCGTAATTGGTACTGTCAGGGTGTTATCAGACCAGACTGAGCTGATTCTGATCTGCGAGGCTGACACCGGGCCACCGCCCGCAATAGGCACGATTGCATACTGGTTAGTCAGCGCAGTCTCTGCACCGGTCGGGTTATAAGTGCCACCACCGAACGAAATATTGGTGATGGCAACCTGTAGGCCGGTACTGCTAGCGTTGAACGCCGCCGCCTGTCCGGCTGTCGTCAGCGTAGGGGTGTAAGTGACCGGGGTTGTCATCAGTAGTCCTCAATTCTGGAGTCGCATTTTCGCCATTCTGGCCTGCGCCACATAGCGCTAACCGCTTAGCTTTCCGATGAAAGTGCAGCGATCTGGCTAGGTAAGGCGGTCTTGAAATACTGAACGCGCCGTATATAGCTGTTGATGAATGAAGTCGTTCCGCCAAAGTTGCCCAGACGCAAAGAGACAGGGTCTACAAAGACGAGCCGTGTGAATGGGCTATCCGTGAAAACAGTGCCATTGACGCCGAGGCTGACGTCAATTGAGTTTGTGTCATACGACCAGCAAGCTGCGATGCCCAGCGGAAGGCCAGCAGCTACTACAGATCCAGTAAGAATGACCTGCACGATGCCTGCCGACGTAATGGTCAGCGAAACAAGCCCCGTTGCATCCTGGCTGATTGTGATTGAGTTGGTGCCATCGTCGAGTGACAGCAGGCATGCGCCGGGGGATGACGTCATGCTTCCGACCAAGGTGCCCTTGATCATGTCGTACCAGTTGAAGTACGACGTGGCGCTGGTAGCCGCCGAAGTCGTTGGCATGTAAGCGGTAGCCTGGGGAAAGCTTTCAAGCTGCGCGCCGAATAGGCCGATCGTCAAAGATGACGTGCCGTTATTGAGGATGGCCAATGATCCAACTGCCGACGCAACGTTTGGCGTGGCCGTGATCGATATCCGTACCCAGCCGTTGAGCGGTGCTCCGATAGCGGCCTCATCGGTGGTAGACGTGACTGATAGAGCAGCAAGATCGAAGGTCGCGGTCCTGGGCGCCGTATAGGCTGCCCCCGACAGCTTCAACTGCACAAGGCCTGCCGAAGCCTTCACAAATACGGAAAACGTATAGGCGGAAAGCAAGGACGATAGCACTGGCGTTGCAACCGTCAGGCCGAAACCAGATGGCATCACGGCGCTCGATGCTAGGCCACTGGGACCAGGGATAGATGCTGGCGACAGAGTTACGCCCGTGCCTGCCGTCCACCCAGTGAAATCATTGCTAGGTGCCAGAATATTCGAGCGCGTGAGCTTGAGATCGACTGGCATCCCGACGACGTCAGCGGCGCGAGTCACAGCTGCGCTGATAGTTGGAATGAAACTCGTCATAGACGCGCCAATTTCTACCTGGACGCCCCATGCGTACAAACCATCACCGACGTTGGCCGCGAACGTCGGGCTTGCAGCATTGGCAGGAATAATACGGGGCCTGACGGGGCCTGATGCGACGGGAACAGCGGTCATTGATACCCGGAACCAGCCGTTTGAGAGAGCCGTGATAGTGGCATTCGACACGGTGCCGATGACCGAAATCACCGTCCCGGTGCTCAAGTTGAACCATGATCCTGGAGTAGCCCCCCACGGCGTCGTGCTATCCGCAGAGTCGAAGGACAGGAGGCAGAAAGTCAGTTCAGCAGCCTTGACGAAGGCCGAATACGTTACCGCAACACCTGTTGTTACCGCGACCGATCCAGAACTTTGCAAGCCCACGCTGTGTGTTACGGACGTGGCGACCGACGAAATCATCTTGTCGGCGGTGGTCGTGCCATCGGGAGCCGAAGCGATATTCGCATTCACGGTCATGTTCGTGCCCGACCACGTAGCATCGTCGAGCGCGCTAGATGCCTTGATCAGGTTGGTGCGGGATTCTTCGATCAGGATTCCCTGAAATGCATGGGTGACCGGGTCGAACGAGCGACGGAGGCGATTCGCAATGGCCTGTCGAAGAACGCCAGATTGATCAAAGTACGCACCTGGAGATGCCCGATTGATAGTGAGCAGTTCGCTCGACTTGCGCTGGACCAACGGCATCAGTTGCCACTCCACGTCGTTGCCTGGAAGGCATAATAGGTATCACTTGAGAAGTTCAGGTCGAGCGAATTTATTGTAAGGTCATCACCGACAGGTTGCGGCGATGCTTCTGAATACATCTGGGAAGACGCGCCGAAAAGCATTCCAGGCCCATCTGTCTGAGCCATCACATAGACGCGCGTGACGGGCTCTACAAGTGCGATGGAGCGAGTCACACCGACGCCATAGGTGATCATCCCAGGACCAACCGTTAATTCGACCTGATTTGCGATCTGTACGATCAGGACAATGCGAGCGGCAACGGTAGATTTTAGCGCAGCCAATATCTGCGTCGGAACGACACCGGTCGTAAGGCGTACTCGCACGCGGGACGTCAAGAAGTAGTTCGAGATGCTTTCACCAGCAGCAGCTATCTCGGATTCAGTAGCCGTATCTATCGGGTATGTACCGGTCTTTAGCTGCCATAGCTGATCAACGGTGTACGCGCCGAATAGGACCTGAAGGTACGTTCGGAGAAAGTGCAGGCCACGACGTGGGTTTCGAAATTTCCATGCCTTGTGCAGGTAACGGATCGCATCCTCATCGGAACTCGCGAGGACAACCAAACCGTCAGCCGTAAGGTTCCGACGAACCAGATCAATAGGGCCGATGTGCGGTGCGCCGTAGAAGTTGATCTCGTCAGCGATGTCTTTGCAAACTTGTTCATACAGCTCAAGGAAGAGCCCTTGCAGCTCCTCCTCTACCTCATTCTCGCTATAACTATTCTCCTCTGGGAGAAGGATACCGGTCGTCATGAAGTCACCGCCTGCACATCAATGGCCAGGCTGATCGAGCTAACATAGCGGAATTGCTCTGGCAGCGTCGGAGTAGTCGGCTCCGTTACGCTGATCAAGATATCGCTATTCTCGTCCTGAAGAGCAGTGATACCAGCGACCAGCAGCGCGGTAATAGTCTTTTGCTTGATATTGACTTGGCCGCGCGTTGCCCAAGCGGTATCGCGACCGTACTGCGCGAGAATGATCTCGCTTGCCGTTGATTTAACCGAGGCGGGATCGTAGACGGATGCAATTTGCAACGTGATTGCTACCGGAATCTGTATCTCGACGACAGTCACATAGCTGATCTTCATGCTGTCGTCAGCATCACTGACGATAGTCGATATAGCCGTTTGCAGAGTCGTCTGATCAGTGCCGTCTTTAAGTGCTGCCACGAAAATCGTGTTCATGTTGTTAAGGTTGGCGCCCCTCACAGACTCCTCGGTCTGTTCATTCCAGACCGAGAGGAATGTGAGCGGAGCAACCGATGGCGACCGCCTGATCAGAAAATCAAAATTGTTGTTGTATACGGCGTTGCTGTCGTACAGCGACGGGTAAGAACAGATCTCGCGGATCGTCGCGATGTCGAGGGGGTCGGCCCCAGCCTGGAGGACTTCAGCCAATACGATAGTGCAACCGGCTTCATAGATCGATGCCGTATAGTCGAATGTGAAGGCAGACCCAGATGCAAGCGTTATCGCACCCTCGGTGGATACGACCGTAACCGTGAAAACCTCACCGGCTGCCGGTTGATATCCCCCGAAGCCGGTGGCTCCGAACTGAATGTACAGCACCTGATTTTCGTCAGTCTGCAAGTGAAACATCAACTCGCCAAGTCCGACGTTGACGAAATCCGGGATGTAGGAATATGGGTTTCCATTGACGTCAGCCATACCAACGCTAACGACAGACCCCGTGGCCGGCTGATTAACCTGGATCTGATAAAACGCCTGACTTGTTGTAACGGTCGAGCTATACGAGGTATTTTCCTGCTGCACAGCAGTCACGGTCGCGCTTCCGCTTGCAGGTATTGTGGCGCCGACCGTCACCATATAGGCGCGACCTTGCGTATCGGTGAGGGTACGCCCTGTGAGCACAGGCCATGCAGTGGCCGTGGCATTGGTGACAGTGAGAGAGACGATTGTCGGGGTGCCGAATGGAAGTACGCCCTTTACCGCAGCGTCAGCAAGGACGGTTACATCTCGGGACTTTGTGAATGGCTCAGCTGCTGCGACATCGTTCTCGACGCTCGCTATTGACAGCATATTGGCAATGGAGTCAAGCCGGGCCAGGATCGTAGGGTCTTTGGCTTGATACAGCAGGGCCACCGTAGGATAGCTCGATAGGATCGAGACATACGCGGACTGCATCTCGGCAAGGGTCTTCAACTAACGTTCCTCAGCTCGTCAACGGTCAGCGTTACATCGCCCACCTGAATAATCAATTTTTTCGCATCATTCCGATCCGTTACATCTTGAAAGTAGATCGATACCGATCCGGCTGGCATGGCCGCTAGGATCGGCAAGTCCGCCTTCATTTTTGCAAGGAAAGCGTTCGCAAGCGCAGAGTTTCTAGGCTTCTGAATCAACTCTTCAACGGGTGCGCCGTAGGTCGATCCGAGATAGCCATTCACGGGCGTATCAAGCCAATGCGCGATCATCTGCATGATCCTGCTCGCGTTGATAGTAGTGCTTGCCATCTAGTACGTCCCGCCTTGATTTCCGATGCCGCCCGTAACCAAGGCCGCGATCTGCCGCTCCGAAACATCCTGGCCGACAGGCTGCTCCATACGCATTACGCCCACAGTTTTGCTCGCATCGGATGCGATCTTTTCCGGTGGTGTTGCCGCAGTCGATGGCGCTTTGTTAGTCACGGTTGGCGCCGCGTTACTCGAAGCAACAGCCATGGGATTGTTTGCCGACATCGGCTGCAACAGCGGCGGAACCGATAGCGCTGTCGATCCAGGAGCCCCTGGCGTTGCCCCGGTAACAAGAGGGCTAGGCGACGAATTTCCAGATGCGCCACCTACGACACTGGCATAGCGCGAATCCAGAGCCTTGGCGTTCTTCGTGATGTACTCGTCAGCCGTGGTCGAGCCGCTGCCATAGTTCAGTTTCACTGCGGCCTGGGTACTGGCCGATAGATCGCTGATTTTTTTGCCGTTCTTCTGTCCGAGAATCAGCTCTTCTGCCGAGGAAGGCCCGAGCTGGTGCATCATGTAAAGGTTGGCCGCAGTGACTGGCAGCCCCCGTGACTTCAGATACTGCTGATTTGTCAGCGCAAGCTTCATACCGCCCGCGATATTTTGATCCTCGTCAAAACGGTTTGTGATGCCTACGCCCGTGGCTGTGCGCCCGGTGAACTGGTATGTGCCGATAGCGCCAGTTGAGGAGATTGCATTCGAATTGCCACCACTCTCCATTGCAGCCATCGCCAGCATTTCTCGCGGATCAAGACCCCTCGCAATCGCTGCATCCGTGATCTTTTTCTGAGTAGCCGCCGACATGCCTCCCTTGACGTTTGCCGAGGTGTTATAGCCGCCCTGTTTGAGTTCACGGATTCGGCTGGCTTCGTCGTTGGTATAGCTGCCATAGGTGCCTAGAGCAGATCCACCGGCAATGCCGCCGAACGATTCTTTGTGTCGATAAGAGCTATCAAGAGAGCCGAGCAGGCGACCGCCCTGGACGACTGCTGCGTCTTTCGCCGAGCTGAAGCCGTCCGAAACTTTTGTTGCGGCGCTTGATACGGCTTCTTTGGCTGCCGTATAAGCACTTCCGGCCTTGTCGCCGACATAGCTTGCCGTGCTCTTTGCAGTGTCTACAGCGCTCTTAGCGAGATCCTTGGCTCCTTCAACCATGCCGCCGAATTTATCGCCAAGCCAGTTTTTAACCGAGCTGTAGACGTCAGAAACCATGCTGCTGAGTTTTGATCCGGCATCGGAGATCGATTTGAATACCGCTGACGCGGCGTCAGAAGCCAGCTTACCGGCATCACTGAAAACATTGACGACGTTGTCCCAGGCACCGGATATTTTTTCGCCGATCTTCGACCAATCGAGTGTAGCCAGCCAGTCGCCGACCATGCCCCCCACCTTCTCCCCAAGCATACCGCCGAGGACGGTGCCAATAGGGCCAAGGAGCGATCCAAGGGCGCCCCCTGCTAGAGCGCCAACCGCACTGCCTCCACCATGGAACTTCTCTTCCTTCGTCGCGTTGGGATCAAGGATGGAAGCCATCCCCGTGACAGCCGTGATCAAGTTGCCGAGCATCGGAATACGTTTTAATAATCCGCCCCCAAGCTTGGCTACTTTGCTTAGCCCAGAATATTTACCGACCTTGCCGAGGAAATTTCCTACTTTGCTGCCAAGGCGACCAATGCGTCCCCATCGGCCACCCTTGGCCGCTGCCCCCGCCTCAGAGCCAGCAGCATTGCGACCGAACAGGCGCCCAACAAGGTTCTTGGCGCGCCTAGCGATACTGCCGATCAGGCTTCCGCCACGGCGCATGACGCCACCGACAAAGCCCGCGCCAGGGATATGCTTCAGTAAGCCGGACAGCTTGCCGCCAAGGAGCGAAGGAAGAGCAGCGAGCGCGCCCATCAGAGCGCCCATTAGGCCGCCGCCTCCTCCACCATTCTTCTTATTGCCCTCGCGCAGCTCGCTCCAGATGCGGCGATACCACGGCACTGAGACTTTGCGCTCAGCCTTCTCTTCGTCGGTGGCGCCTCCACGAGAGAACATTCCGCCGAGCAGTGACTTGACAGGCTTCATCAAGGGCGACAAGGCATCCTTAATTTCCTTGCCTGCGGCAATTGTCGGATCGATTCGCTCACTGCCAGATGTAATACCTGACAGGCCACCCTTCATGCTTTCGACAGCAGAAGCTAGTCGTCCAGCACTATGCCTAGGCGCCCTTCTGTTATCTACATCATCCCCATCGTCATCTTTCGGCGATTTCTTTTTGTCAGGCGATCCGCCTTTCGACTTAAATCTTCCGTTCGCTCCACGCTCTGTAAGCGCCTCACGGCTCTTACGCGGCACAGCTGGTGCGGAAGGCTGTCTTTTCGAATCAGGCGATCCCTGCGTGATGTCGGACGGCCTGGATAACGAATTGCGAGACGCCCCGATACCTGCCTCGTTAGAAGCTGGTACAGGCACCCCGCTACCTCGCGAGCGGCGCGGATCTGCCGGAGATACCCCGGAGGATGCCTTGTTTTGAATATCCAGCTTGCGGTCGATAGACTCGATACCGGCGTTGATAGCGCGCAGGACTTCGAGCTGGCGACCATAGGCGGCAACGCTCTGCGAGTTGCCCAGGCCCTGGAGAAAGCCCTGATCATCTGACTGAAAGGCCATGATTAACGCAGGCGCTCAAAGAAGGCATCAGCTTGGGGGGTAGGGACGGGCTCCTCGCGAGGCCGCTGGATTCGCGGCAGGTCTACAGTGAGAAAGTCATGCGCGTTATCGAACAGCGCCGAGTTGCCGTGAATCGGCAGGCGCCCCACATCGAGGACGCCGTCGAGAATTGCTTCAGTCTTGCCAGTTTTCTTCGACAGCATACTGATCAGCTCGGTATTCTCAGCCGTCAGGCTCTCAAGGATCGCCTTCATACTGTCGATTTCCCTCTGCTTAACGTCCAGCATCTCGTTGACGGTCTCGAACAATGCATCGCGGTCGGCGACCTCGTCGAGGATCGCGATATCTTCGCCGCTCACGCTATCGAGCACATAACCGCGATTCGTGTTGTAGTTCGGCTCTTTGACCAGATCAAAGCCGAAAAAGTCGGTGGCAAGGTCGCGACCATTAACCGCACGCGCGCGAATCGCCGACGAGAACCCATAGGCTTTGCTGCCGTAGACGCGAGCTGCAATACGGCCAGACGAGGTGTCGAGAAATTCGATTTCATGCTCGATATCACCATTAGGGTGCGCCTTGATCGATGTCGTGCGTATGGCGGGCTCAAGCGAAAACTGTTTGCCGTTGAGAATGCCGCCCTCCGCAGGATCGAGCCCAAACTTCTCGCGAGGCCAGTGGCCGAAGTAGCCGAACATGTCGCCGCTCTTGACCCGCTCCTGCACGGAGCGCCCGTTGATCACACGCATGACCGAAGGAATATCGAAGCTGCGATCCTGGCCTCGGAACATCCGGTCGCGCTCAGCAACGTTGAATCTGATCAGGCCGGTGGTCTTACGCATTACTCGCTTCCTCTTCATTCACCTGCTTGGAGACAGGCGACGTACTGAAACTATCGTCACCAAAGCCACCACCCATCATTGACTGGGGCGGCTTCGCCTCCTTGATGCCTCGGGCGATCTTCTTCGCGTCTTCCTCATCGAAGCCCATCTCGGAAGACAGCAGGCTGACCATGGTGTCCTCTGGCAGCCCGAGATTTCGCATCGAATCCAGAACAGTCATCAGCACTGCACTGCCATTGATCTTCCGCTCGTGAGTCTCGGTATTCTCAGCTTCCAGGGCGCTGATCGAGCCGTAGAAATTGATCTCGTATGGGCGGTCGCCGTCCTCCCACACAAATCCCCACTTCGACCATGTGTGTAGGTCAATCAGATAGTGGAAGAATGAGGACAGCGCGGTCCGGATCATTCGGCTGCGCTCGGCTGCCTGAGCGGATACACGGAAGAAGCCACCATCCCCGAGCCCACCCGACAACTGATCAGAGAAGCCAAGCAGGGCCAAGTCGATGCCGAGTGCGCCCGCCAGCAGCTTGGCTTGGAGCATCACGTCGTCGATGGTCATGCCGTTGGTTGCCGTGGCGCCTTGGAAGCTAGAGATGCTGGTGACCTGCTTCTGGCCGCTGACCGGGAGAACGTGATACTGACGCGTCGTGACCGGCTTGTTTTCGCGCACCGCCTTCTCGGCGACTTCCTTCGACTTGGTCAGCATCTTGTTGATGCTGGCCATGAATGTCTTGCGCTGCTGGAGCGACATGCCTTCGGTCTCGACAGTGATCAGGTTCTCGTCGATGGTGCCGAGGATGCGCTGGCCTACCAGGCCAAGCAGCGAGGCGCGAAGACGCTCATATGGCTCCTCGGCCTCGTACAGAAACGATCCGCCGACCATGGCTGGCATGGCTGGAAGATTCTGGATGTCGTCCTCTTCGAGGTGGTAGCGGTAGGCTTTCTCGATAGCCTTCATCTGCGGAATCCACAGAAGGCGAGGCATTTTCATACGTGCCATCTGGGTTGGCAGCAGGCGCACCTGCTGCTTCTCACCGCTAGAAACTACATAGCCCACGGTGGCGTTGCCCTTCTCATATGGCTGCACCATGGGCGGGTACACCATCTCGTTGCAGCTGATATCGATCAGGCCCTCGCCGTCCTTCAGGTACACCCTGGCGTAGGAATCTCCGAAGCCAGCCGCGTTGAACGAAACACCATGCGCCTCGCGATTGAAAATAGGCGCGCAGTTAAGCTTGAGATCATTCACATACTTCGCGTATTTCTCACTACCAGGCTTCACCTCGATGAAGACGGTATCCCCGGTGGTCTCATGGCCTCCGAGCGCCTGAGTGACGTGCAAACGCAATGCAGTTGCAATGATGGGGTCTTCCATCATGCGCGCGAACTTCTCATAGATCATTACGCGGGAGCGGGCAACGCGGTCGCCAGAACCCAGCAGCATCGACACGCTGACCGTGTCATAGCCCATCATCGTATCGGCAGAATCAACCTGGGCAATGGCCCGGTCACCATCCACCAGCGCCTGCGCCAGTTTCTTGGCCCGCGCCCACATGCCACTTTCAGTCGAGTCAGCCATAAAATTCCAAGCGCAAAATACGGATTCGTTTGGACCATCTTAGGGACTGGCCGACCATTGTTGCGTTAGCGCTTTCCGATCAGATACCCACCAGCAAGTCTTCCCGTGGGTTGAGCAATAACAGGCGCGTATATGGCGGGATGTTGCCCTTCGAAGTGACACCCACAACCTCGTAAGGGATGATGATTCCAGCGCCAGGCGTGGCAATGACGAGGTCATGCTTGTCGGCGAAGAAATAGGCCGAGTTGGTAGGATCAACAACGCATTCGACCTGGGCCTGGATCATCCCTTCTGCATAGATCGGGACGCTGTCGTCGTCTGACATGTTGCCGATATCCGGCGTATAGATGTCGGCGAACAGGATGCTTGCGGCACCAAGGTCCGAGTAAGTGAAGTCAGCCTCGTCTTCACTGTCCAGAACCCCGGCCCCCCCAAGAGTCGGCAGGCCACCCTCGGACGTGCCAGCAGTACGATTGACAGTCTTCCTCTGCACAGTGCAAGGCATCGCGTTAGGATGACGTAGCACTATCTGCCGCGTGATCCGGTTCACTTGTATCGGTACGTTGTTCAGCATGTCAGTCTCACTTGCTCATTCTGTCGATGTCGGCTTGGCGGTCGGCGATCTCGGCGCGCAACATCAAGCGGATGGCCTCGCTTGTACGCGGGTTATCCATGAGCGACTGCGCTGACTTGATGGCCTTCTTGGTGTCGCTGATGGCTTTGCGCTTGTCTTTGACCTCGGCCTTCCTGGCCTGCTCGGCAGCTGCCTTTTTGACGTCAGCAACCGAAGCCTTCATGGCCTGAGTTTGTTTCCAGCGTTCGCGCTCGGCTTTCTTGTCATCCGATGAGACCACTCGACGCTGACGGTAGGACTCCTTAGCCAGCTTGTCGGCATATTCCTTCATGGCCTTGACTGTGTTGTTCGACTTGACACGCTCAACAGCAGTTCGCGCATCAGTGATCATTTTTATCGCGTAGCTTTTGAACGTCGGCGAACCGAGGATAGAGGTCATCACTCGCAGTGCGTGCTTGCACCCGCAACCGTGAAGGAGCGGGTTGGTAATTTTTGGGTATGCCGATTCAAACCATGGCCCAGCTTCCCACCCTCCGATAGTTGCGATGTAACGTAATCGGTATCGCCAATCCTCGCAGTTGCAGTCGATCTTCAGCTTTCCCTTGAGCATTTTCGTCACGGCGCTCTTGGGCTCGGCTGGATTAACTACACAGTTCTCGAACTCTAAAAACACTATGCGAACCATGTGCCGTCTATGGATCGACTTAGGGCCAGCGTTCGTCTGAAATGTGACCGTGCCACCTCTGGCCTGGATCGGGATAGCGGTATGGATCTCTTTGTGCGCTCGCTCGCGCGGACCTGGCATCGACGTATCGAGCATTCGCTGCGCAGTGATACCGCCAATCGCCTTCTTTCCGAGAAGCCTTGCAGTTGCAGCGAATGCCTCTATATCGCTTGGGGTTATAGGCCTATGGCCATTTCCACCAAGCGTTGTCAGAAGGTTGCGTTGGAGATCATAGGCGCCTGCGATCTCATCGGGTGAGATCAGAATATCTGAAACACTTCGATCAGAGACACCAGACTTGTGCCTAGCGACGGCTTCTTTCAGCGCCTTGTTGACGGCAATTAGATGGCCTGGGTCAGCCTTTGCCATATCAGCGCACCGACGTCATGACAGTGGCGATCCCGAGGGCGGACTTCATCGCAGACAGCTTCGCCGAGGTCGGGAGCACCAGCTCGCGCTCGGTAAGCTTTTGTGTTGTGATGCGGTCGATGCCTGCCGCTGCGATGATCACGAGGTATTCGTCAGGCGTACCGTAGACGCGCCGAGAAATCAGCGTGGGGTCGAAGTATTCATCGGGCTTAGTGAAGTACGTCTGACGGTCGCCCGACCAAACTGGCTCGGTGAGCGCGAACGTACGAACCATGCGATACAGTCGGGAAGTCTCAATCATGCCCCGATTGTGAATGGGGCGATGGCGCTACCGGCGCGGCGGTTTCCGATGACCTCCGCGCCTTCCGGTCAGTTGCTGGCCGTCATGTCCGCGCAATTGAAACCACGATCACCACGCGGCGGCGTATCAGTGTTTGCAGTAGCGCAGAACAGGGCCTTCACATCCATCTTGGTCGCCACACGGATCGACTGCAAAGGGATCTGGGAGCCATTGCCAAGAGTGATCATCACGCCATCATCGTACTTCTGCATCGTCCCCATCTGCGGATGCCCTTCGTACGTGTAGGTGATGTTGACGGTTCCGCGATTGATATCGTAGGAATCGATCTTCAGATTTCGGAATGGTACGCCGTCACCCACCATGACGCGAAAGGTGATGGTGTCGTAGGCCATGCGCACGAGGCCCTCGTGACCAGGGATGACATAGACCCCGGTGAAACTTCCAGATACCCAGTTGGCGCCGAGCGGGTCGGCATTGGCATCTAATTCAGCGTGGGCCACGCCGACGCACAGGGTCAATGCAATTGAAGCGATAATCTTTTTCATGGTGCTCTCCGGTTCGTGTGGTTTCTGATTGGGTGATTCAGTCGATGCGGCCTGCGAGGTCCAGCAGGCGCTTCATTATCCGGCGCCGAGATCCACCTTGCCTGACGATCTGTATCGCCAGCAGTGCGGTTGTCCGGGTGCCACGGTCGTAATTTCCTGATGACAGATCGGCCATGCGCCGTGCATAGCGCGAGATCCCCATCACCGCATCCACCGGCTTACGATCATCATGGCCTGCGATGGCGTGCATGGTGCTGATCGTAGCGTTCGCCGTGAATAACTGAGTGTCGCGGATTGCCAGCAGCGTCTTCAACTCCAGCACGCGGTTGCGCAATACGCCCGCGCAGCTATGAGCACGAATGTCATCAATCGCCTGTGTATGCTCGCAGACCGCGCAAATTCTGACGTCGGCTCTCATGGCTCTCACGACTCCTCAACCTCACAGGTCATTTTCCAGTTCTGATCAGGGCCTTTACCCAGGACCTTGGAATAGAACGCCGTGGCGTTGTCGCACTGCTCGCGAGATTCGATGTGTGCCACCAGGATGATCGGCCCACGCTTTTGGTCTGGGGCGCAGGTTTCCAGGGTCGATTGGGTCATGCAGAGGGTCAGCATCAGTGCCATCATTTTCGCGTTGTCCTGTAACGGCGTTGAGAATGGCTCAAACATAACAACACGCTAATGCATTTGCAACCACTAAGTTATGCAAGCTCAACACCTGCCAGGGCGTCCGCGATACGCCCTACTGCCTCTCCGACCTCGCTGTCACCCGGTATCGAATCGCACTGGATATAGCTGACATTCTCAAGAAAAGCCATGCAAACAGTATCGAAAAGGTCGGGGGAAGGTATGCCGTCTTTCGCCATGTCATCTTTCCCAGCAATCCTCCATCGGCCATGATCGTCCATGCCGAACGGTATCCGGCTGCCCTGATCCAGCAGGTCAGCCTGATACTGGTCTGTCAGAGTAACGCGACCATCCTCAATGGCCTCTTTGGCGTGGATCGCGCACTGTGCCCGCTTATTGAAGAAACGATCCTTGTAGCGCTTCGAAAAGTTTTTGGTGCCCCAGTAGGCTTTGATGACGTGCTCGACACCGAACTCTTCAAGGCGCTTGGCGAACTGCACGCCCATGCCGTGGGCATCGACAACTACGGTGCAGTTGGACAGCCTGGCGACATAGTCGGCGATGATGCGCGCCGAGGGGGTCCAGTCCAGGCCGTTTGTGAATAGTGGGATACCGACCGCGTCCATACGCCGGGGATCTGGTTCCATCCGGTCGCCCGTACCGATAACCTTGCAGTGGAAGGCTACGGTTTTGTCTCGGTGTGCGGCTGCCGCGACGTCCACGACTACGAGATGGCCGTAGAACTCCCCCGCCTTGATCACCGCAGGCGCGCCGATGCACTTCTCGATAGTGCTGCGCCCGAGCATGTACTTATCGCTGTTCGTGGGGAAGATACCCAGAACCTTGACCTGGTATTCTGCCGAGTCCTTGCCGCCGTACTCCAGGCGCTTGTCGAGGATGAATTGCACCGAGACGATAGGCGACATCTCAGAGTTGAACGTCAGCGCGTTCCACCGGCCTTTGTTGCGCGTCGAAAACTTGTGGTGCGTCTCGTAGAAGAATCCGCTCGGGCGCGTTGGCTGGCTGGCTATGGCAAATCGGTTGCGGTGGTCAGACAGCGCACCTGTGATCACGTTGAAGTTGGCAGTCGGGATGCCTGATGCCTCATCTGCGAGCCACAGCAGGTACTGGTTGTGCGTACCGGCCAGGGCCTCCGGGCGACCCTGAGGCGCCGTGCGGCATGATACGAACCACTGCGACTTATAACCCTTGATGTAGACCTTCTCGGCCTCGATCACGATGTAATCGAAGATCCAAGCGTGCGGGCCTTTGAGAATGCCATCCTTGCGGTTACCGATCTCTTGCCACACACCTTCCTGAAGGGTCTTCAGCTTCGGCGCCGTCAGGTAGGTGTTGGACTTGGCGTAGCAGGTCAAGTGCCAAAGGCAGAGCACACCGAAGCTGGCAGTTTTTCCCGTCCCGTGACCAGACGACACCGATGTACGCGAACCGAAGGGAGATACGCTATTCAGGAGGTCGCGCTGCTGCCAGGTCGGCTCCATCGAGCAGACTTCGATGGCGAACCGATAGGCGTTGAAGGCATAGCGCTCGACGAAAGCAGGCCAGCGCGGATCACTCATAAGCGATAGAGCGGCCAATTACCTCAACCCCGCCGACTCTGTCGATTCGTTACTGCATTCAAATTGCGCTGCCATGCGTGTGCCCTACTATGAACCATTAGGGCAAGTTACAGCTCGGCCAAGCCCCTCTCGCAAAGGGCTTTCCGATTCAGGCAGTAGCAGCGTTTCGCTCAGCGATGAGTGCGCGCAAGGAGTGGATCTTGCGGCGAGAGATGACCAGCGGCTCCGCTACTCCCTGCACGTCAACCTCATAGGTATTGGATACCGCGACGTGCCGGACAGCGATCAGCAATGAGGATCGAACCAGGTACGAGCGATGCACGACGATAAAGTCCGGCGCGAATTCCACCTCAAGATCCTTGAGCCTCCCGCGCATGATCAGTTCACCGCCAGGCCAGTTCACCGAAACATACTTGTGGTCAGCCATGAAGTGCGTGACGTCGCAAGCGTCCACGGACTTGGTGATCTTGTTCCCCGTATTCTGATGCAGCGTTGCGCGCTTCATGGCTTGACACCATTCAGATGCGAGATCTCGGACAGGATCGATTCTGCCAAAGCACCGGCTCCGAGAGAATTAGAGCCATCGACCTTACGGATGATTTGCGCCAGGACATCTACATCAGGGAGTCCCGACGATACTGGCTGATCATCATCAAGTGCCAGCAAGCGGCTCTTCTCTTCAGGCGCCATCCCCGTGACAACGGAGGTTATCTCAATAGCCTTCGACCATGGCACCCGGCGACAGTGCGCGACTACCCAAGAGTCGATCAGCTTTGACGCAAGAATCTCAGCGGGCACAGCCTGCTCTTCCCGAGGATCGCGCAAGAATGCACACACATCGGACACCCACTCGTTACGCATGTACTCGGGCGGCATCCAGGCCGACTCATCTGCCGCCTTTTTGATCGCCTTCCAATCAACATCGTCAAGGTCGCTAACCAGCGCGGGCTGCTCGGCGTAGAGCGGTTCGACTGTGAGTGCCGAGTAGTATTCCAGCTCGTTAGCCCTGAATGTTCCGTTCGCAGCTAGCGCCTTTCGCTCAAGAAGTACGGCGCCATGAGCTAGCGTTGTCGGCTCCCAGGGCTTTTCGCTCTCCCACGCTGCATGACCTTCCTTGTAGCGATACGCCATCGGATCGCCCTGGGGCTGGGCTTTCGCGAGCGCAGAAAATGCGTCTGCCGCTTCAATGATCAGCGTTTTGAAACGTTCCGACATTGGATTGACATGATGTCGGTTCTTCAAATATTCGCGCAGGCGAGTTGCTATCGTTTTCATATCATTGCTGGTCATAGTCAAACATCCCGCCCGGTGGTTTTGGCGTACTGCCGAGCCGAGTACATTTCTGATTCGGTTGCCTTTCGACTGGATACCCATTGGCCGTCAGGATGACGTTTGAACGTCCAACCGAAGTGGCCGTTTTCAGGGTCGATCATGATAGCGTATTCACTGCCAGCAGCCTCGATCATGCCCTTGATGTGTTGCCGCTCAATCTGAGACTGGGCGCCGACGTGCTCCAGAAGCATGGCCATTTCTCCCTGCCATGCCGCCAAGCGATCATCTCCTGAGCCCTTCAGCATCCGCTCCAGGAAACTCACTGCGGTATGCTCGCCCTGTGGCTTGGCGGCTGACGCGTATTCGGCAGGAAGGGACAGGAGCTGCAACGGTGAAAGAAGCCGGTCATTCAGCGCCCGTGCCAAGTCATGGCATTGAAGGCTGGTAAGCACTGGCTTTCCGCGAACATCGTCAAGCGCATTAACGATGTGCGCCATTTCAATTTTCTTGAATTCTGCTCGCGGCGCAGGCGCATCCAGCAGGGCGCGCAGTTTCCTAACCCACAACTGCACTTTACCGCTGGCCGATCCTTCCATGTAGCTGGCGCAGTTCTCCAGCAGCTCACGCGATACCAGCACGCCATCAATCGTTTGGTTGTTGGTCATGGCTATTCCGTCCCATTGAGATAGGTTGGCTCTGTTGCTTCTGCCAGCCAGTCACGAAGGCATCCGACTTCAGGGTGCGGCGGGTCTTCGTCAACCCACTGCATATCGAGCGTTTTATCGCTGGTTAGCTCGACATCCCAATCTTCGTAGCTGGAAACGTCATCCCCGTTCATTTCGGCAAGGATTCGACGCGCCTCGTCCTCACTCGTGGCAGCAACGTAATCATGGTCCCCAACGCTGTAGCAGCGAAGAGCTGGGCGCGCTGGAGTTGATCCGTCAAGTTTGAATTCTTCACTCATAAATCACCTGATCAAATCAGTTGTGCCAGTGCCAGCAGGCACTGGCAGTAGGCGGGGAGTTGGGCTTTCACACGCTAACCAGAGGGATTAGCGGTGTCGTGTACGGCAGGAACAGTGGATGTTTCGGATCACCCCCATCGGTCGTGCCGAAGTGCAGCACCGGTTTGCCGCTTCGGTGCAGCCACGCGAGCAGCAGGTCGAGCTGTTCACGCAGGTGCTTTGGCACTTTGTCGCGACCACCCCAGCAAGGCACCAGCACGTCGGCCTCGGCGATGATCTGATCCAAGTGCATGAAGTGCTGCGGACCTTGAGGGAACGGCACTTTGCCAACCAGTTTCACGTCGGTGGCGCGGTAGCTGAACACGTTTCCGACAATGAAATGGTCACCGCCGTTGCGCTCAGTGAATCCGCGCCATTTTCGAACGGTGGCGTCGTCAAGATCAGCGTCAGCTGTAGAGGGATTGATTCCGAAGTAAGCGAAAGTCGGCGCCTTCAAGACCTCTGCCGGAGCCAGCCTTAACATAGGCTCGCATTCTCGGTCCAAGCGATACCGGTATTGGCCGCACGGGCTGATCACTGCGCTATTCATGACCATCTCCACCCTTGTCTGCCTGACCATAATTCATCAGCCATGAGTTGCGCCCGTCATGATGCTCTGGAAGCTGACGGATCAGCCCTTCCGCCCAGCGCACCCGGTCATGACCTGATTGCAGCTCGGCTGGGGTCAGGGCGATGTATCCGCCAGCCAGGGCATCGACGACAGCCTTAACGACCAGCACGCCAGCATCGCCAGTCGGATCGCCTGAGAACGCTTCCAGGGCCTCGTGAACGGCAGGAAGGTCAGCAACCTGCTCGCACCCATCCCAGTCTTTTACGCAGTCTCGGGCAGATTCTGCGGCGAGCAGTTCTTCCAGGCGAGTGTCGATGCAGGTCAGGCAGACATACCCATCCATGCCGTCAACGCGCAACGGCGTGTGCTTGTACTTGCCGCACCCGGCGCAGTTGGTAGCCTGGGTCGAACTGTAGGTGAATGGCTTGCCCATCTTATCGGTGGTCAGCTTCTTGCTCAGCAGTTCGCGTAGCTGGGCAGCTGGGATCACCACCGGGCACGTCAGGCTCTCCAGAAAGTCTTCACCGTCATGCTGCCAGTGCCACACGGTGCTGTTTTCGTACAGGCATATCTGATTGAGTTCCGCCCGCAGCAAGGCGATGTCTCGCTCTTGCCGCTTGCTGTGTTCCACCAGCGTGTCGAACTTGAACTTCGCTACCGTGTCAATGTGCTGACCGTGCGGCTGCATGGTCGCGATGAACTCGGACAGCGCGCAAGCGAAGTCGGCGGCCAGGCGCTCCTTGATGTAGGTGCGGAAGTCATGGCGCTTTAGCTGCGTCTCGAACAGGTGGGCGATGTACCCGCGACCGCCCTCGGAGGTCCGAAGATCAAACTTCTTGTCAGTCATGCTTGCGGTCCTCATTGGCCCGGTTACGCTCTGCGCGGCGGGCTCGCTTTTCTTGAGCAGCTGTGATAGCTGCGGTTTGTGCCTGTTCGCTTGGAGATGAAACATGCTTTCGCTTGGCTTTCTTGGCTGGACCGAATTTATCGAGGCTGCTAAAGCCGACCATGCTGCCGAGCGCGGCCAGCACCCCCCAGATACCAGACTTACGCATGCTCAGATTCCTCCTCGGCATTGCGCGCGCGCCACTCCGCTGCGGCCTTCTTTGAGGCCTTGTCGGCCTGATCCTGGCGTACGCGGTCGATCTCGTCCTGAAGGGCCAGCAGGCGGTTCAGGCTACGGATGTCGATGGTCACCTGGACGTTGTCGTCGCCATCGCGGAAGGACTGGACGGCCTGCTTGGTTTCAGGCGGAAGGCTGTCGCGCAATTGCATTGCCACGGTGCTCAGATCGTCAGCCAGGGCACGAGGGATCGGACGCCCCTGAACCGTGGCCTTGGTAGCGGCCTTCTTGCCCTGACTCTTGGCCGTGGCTACCGCAGTCTTGATCACGGCGCTGGCATCATCACCATGAGCGCGGATCAGATCATCGGCGAGACCGGCAGCGATGTCGCCATTGAGGACGGCTTCTTTCACGTCTTCCGGGGCGTCTGCCACCTTGAGCAACTGCTCGACGTACTGGCGCTTGAAGTTGGTCAGAACGGCGATCTGAGTGGTGGTCAGCGGCTTGCCGTCGATGAAATATTGAGGATCATCGCGCAGGTCTTTGAAGTCAGCCGCACGCTCATAGGGGGTCTTGTGCAGCTGCGAGTCCGAATTGATTGTGTATGCCTTGGCCTCGGCCAGGGTTCCCGTAAATGGCTCGATGCCGATCCATTCGACCGGGGCGCCTTCCTCGGCAGCCAGATCGTACGAGTTCAGGCGGCAATGACCATCGCACGCCCACACACCACCATCCTCGCGCACCATCACGTACAGCTTGGGGATGCGCGTCTCTTTGGCGCCGCTCTCCACTTCCGCTTTGATGGTATCGGCCATGCTGCGGATATGATCGGTCAGCTCTTGCCGTGGGAAACGACGATTGAAGTCTCCCCGGACATGGATGTTCTTGCGGCGGATAAACAGACCCGAGTCGGTGCGCTTGATAGTGGGCTCGACGCCGGTCTTCGAGTCGCCGTCGCGGGTCATATCGCGGAATGATTTGGCCATGCTGGTGATCCTTTGGTTCTGAGATTGGATTTAGTGCAGCTTGTTCTGTGGCAGGGCGTCGAAGGCCAGTGCGGCGCGGGCACCCAACTCAGCCAGAATGTTGCGCATGGTGTCGAATGCCCCGGTGTTGATGGCGAACCGCTGAGCGAGAACAAGCTCGTTCACAGTGGCATCGCACATCGGCTTGATGACGAGGATCGAACCGTTTGACGGGTAGTAGATCTGGGTGATCGCCATGCTGACTTTCTCCTGCTGGTGGTACGTCCAAAGCCCCAGTTAAGGGGCTTGTGGTGGGCGGGGTTGGTTAGGCGGTCAGCAGCACGCGGCAGTCACCGCCCTGCAAGTGGATCGAATGGATTTCATCGGAGAGTTGTTCGACAGCCCCCTCGTCACCCGAATTACCGCACTTGACTACCATTTCGAACATTTCGTGATCCGCCGGGAAATCGGTTGCGTAGTTGGATACCAAGCCAATGCGAACGCCGCCATGGTCGAGCATCGCTACAAAGTAGTCGACGCCCTTGAAAAGAAAGTTGGTGGTATGTGCGGTCATCTCGTCTTGCTCCGTTGTTCGTTTCGATGAGCCAAATCTACAGGCGTAGCAATTCAATTGCAAGCATTGCGTTGCATATTTCTTATGTTTTTGTAATGCGGATTGTACGGTCGTTCAGGCGGGTCGTGCAGATCGCTTGTGGCGTACTGCACGATGTATGGCGGGGAGTGTATGGATGTTCTGACTATCGCCGCGCTGAGCGCCTCCTGGGGACCTGCTTGAACAGGTCTAGCTGCTCTTCGTGGGTTCCGACCGGATTCACATACGGCCTGTCTTCGAGAGGGTCGCGGGGTTTAAGCCAGTGGCTTGTGCTGGCCTTGGGTCTTTTTTCCATAGCTGTCTGCCATGCGTTGATTTGCTCTAAAGCCTATCGCGGGATGGCCCCGCGACGGCCATTTGTTTCCGGCATACCTGCGTCAGCCAGGTTATCGCTTCGGACCTTTGTAGACGAAAACATAGGTGAACCAGATGATGGCGATCATGCCATCACCAGTTCGTCAGGGACTTCGAAGAACTGAAGGCGCCCCTTAATAGGGGTGAACGGAAGCGGCTTGGGATCGCGCAGGACGAATCCTTTCTGCCCCATGTACCAGGGTGAGTCGCTGTGATCGAGGCTATCCACCAGCTCGACCGATCCGATGATTCCACCACGTTGCAGGTCGTGGAACATTGGGAAGGCCCGCATGACATCGATATCACCAATATGCAACACCAGATCCAGGGCATCGCAGTATTCCTGTCGAGTCATTCCCTTTGATGCATGCACCAGGAAGCGGCCACGGTGTTTCGTGTGCCATGTCCGGTTTTCAAGGTCCTTGCCGCCGTGGATGATGAGCCACGCCCAAGGCTGTTTGATTGACAGCGCCTTCATCACGCCATCTCCGCGCCGTTGTAGCCGGTGACGCTCGCTTGATCAACTTCTTGCACGACGGCAACGCTCTCCGCGAAGCTGCGAGTGCCGATGTGATCAGGATCGCCATTGGCCTGGCTCATATCGACGACAGGATCATGGCTGATCACCTGCTTGGGCAGATAGCGCACAGGCGCCATCAGAATGGCATAGATGTCGGCCTCGGTCGGCTTCGATCCGTCCTCTCGATACGGGATGACGCATCGAAATACGTTGCGTGTGAACGGCACGACACCGGCCTGGGCATCAGCCTTATCCAGGTACACGCCGATATTCACCTCTACCTGATAGCCGTCAACGTGGCGAACCCACATCAGGCTATCGATCTGATGGAAGGTTGCCGTTACCGTCTTTTGCTCGATTCCGGTCCCGGAATACGGGGTACTGATCGCGATGATCTGATCTTGCTTCATGCCCATGAGTGATTCCTCTTATTGAACTGCCGACCAGTAGTGCGTCGTGCCGCCGTTGAAGTTTTTTAGCAATTGAAATGCTCGTGTCGTGTTTGCTGCCGCCGTGGTGAGCGACGTGAAACTACCCGCTGCGTTTGGAATGCTGGCCGTGATCGTAGTGATCGCGTTGCGGAAAAACACCTTGAAGATTCCGCCATCCGGGAACAGGGCGGCATCCGGGAAAACGATGGTGAAGGCGGCAATCGTGGCTGTATGGAGCAGGTGCAGCGTGTCGTAACCTGCGGCCATTGTGAAGCTGCCGCCAGTGACCGGAGACGTGAACGTGTACGATGAGCTGGCGATCAGGCTGAGCGTGATGATCGGCGCGTTGAAGTCTTGACCGTGCACGGTCTTCTTCGTAGTTATTGTCGAAGGCAATGCGTTCATGCGGAATGCGGCGTAATCGGTGAGCGTGCCGGTCATCGACGGAACTTCAGCCAGGAACCCGTGGCCGAGCGTTATGACACCTGGGCTCGTCACGTTTGTCTCAGAGCGAACGCCTGCCGCTTCTGTCATCGTTCCGGTGGCACAGTTCAACAAACCAAGGACAGCCTTAGCGCTTGTAGTTACGCCAGCCTGGCCGTGATCAACACGTCCTTCCGTACCGATCAGCATTGCCAGCGTTCCGGTATTATTGAGAACCCCCCATCCCATCGCGCCGCAGAGATGACCGCCGCCTGTGAGGCTATAGGGTGAAGTCCATACAGCCTGGCCAAATGTACCGAAGAAGATCCCCTGGCTGTTCGCTGCTGGTGCGACTGTAAAGACAGAGCTAACCGGGCTCAGAAGATCAGTCGTCGTCGATGTCGAAGACGGCGTGAACTGGGCACCCGTCAGCAACGTCCCAGTGACCTTTGCGTCAAGACCTGCCTGCTGCAAAGTCGAGATCGGCTTGCTGGCGTCGGCAGTGTTGTTGACGTTCGACAGGCCAACATCAGTTGACGTCAGGACAACCGCGCCAGTTCGGCCAGAAACGGTGGTCACCGCGTTCACCTGGGCGCCTGCGGCTATACCGGCGAGCTTGGTCTTATCAGCGGTCACATAATCGTTGCTGGACAAGCCCATACCAACAGCGGTATTGACCTTGCCATTGGTGAGGCTCTTGATGTCAGCGCCAATGGCCTGTACCAGGGACGTGAGCGTAGTCATGAGCCCCATGGATCAAGACTTCGCAGTGGTGTAGGCGCCAACCAGGTCGGTCGTAGGATCACCGATACCCAGGTTCGTGCAAGCCGTAAGCTGCTGCGGCGCCGTCAGTGACTGAGACATGGAGAAATCCAGCTTGTTGCTCAGACTGGTGGCCAGGGTCGCAGCGAAGGACTCATCGCTAGTGATGATGTCCTGCAACTCTTTGAAGGTATCCATCGCAGAGCTTGCGCCACCGACCAGCGTGGCCTGAAGGGTCGAAATCGCGGAGGCGATATACGAGACCGATTTTGAAGCAGACCAGGTCACCGTGGTGGCGCCAGCGCCAGCCGAGTCATTGATCGAAACACCAGCCGAGCTGAGCAGCCCGAACAATTCATTGACCGCAGCAACCAGGCTCGTCTTGGCCGTGGTGGAAAGCGCAGTCACGTCGCCGACACTGGCCTTCACCGCTTTTACATCAGCGCCCATAGCTTGCGCGAGAGCGATGATTTGTTGGTTTAGCGTAGTCACGGTCAGCTCCTGGCCAGAATGTAATAGGCCGTTGGGTCAATGGGTAAGGCGGTCGATACGAAGAGCTTGTTGTCGCTGCCGAGATCCAAGTCATTGCCTGCATCAGTGCTGACTTGGGCAGTTCCGGTTAGCGCCTGGACGATGGCCAGTGGCGCATCTGCCGGTGTCGTTACGGTAAGCTCAAGGTTCGGAGAAACTGGCTGAAAATCAAGCGTGATGATGTCACTCATGATCTCGTCACGTCCCTGATAATTGCAAAGGATTGCGTGCTGCTACTGACCGTATAGCCGTCCGATGTGCGCATGAACTGGACATCAAACTCAGCGGTCCCGGATGGCCAAAGAGTTGTATCGGCGACCTTGAGCTGGAGCACGCGAGTAACGGTCGCGTCAGACCACGAGCAAACGACGTCGGCGATGAAGTCACCGTTCGGTTTTCTGATCTGACACGTCACTGCGAATCCAACAAAGTACCCATCGGCCAACGCGGTCGGGATATTCGCCATCAGCAGGAACGTGTCGCCACGTTTTAATTTGAAATCCATCGTGCGGTTCTCCCCTATTCCCGAATTCTGGCATCATCGCACGACTATCTTTTGATCAGGATTCCGACGCGATTCTGAAGGTCGCATAAAGGTAAATAGATGACGTCAAACTGTTGGCTTTTGCAGTATGCAGATGGCCTTAATCAATCGAAAGTCCAAGGCTTTCTGCTCGGCGCCGCGCCTTGTTTCCATTGCCGCCACCGAATGAATCGAAGATGGCGTCTTCTGCCTGTGTGGCGCCCTTGGCGGCCTTTGCATGGCCAACGCAGACCTTGGTGGGCTCGCCGTGCTCGTCCGTCTCGGCATGGCACATGAACCCCCTGGCATCGTGCGCCATGAAGTCGGCGTCGTCGGTGGTGATTGGTGATTGGTTCGCAATCGAGCCAAGGCGATAGGCGCATCCATGGCAGAGCCCATCCTGATCATCGATACGGCTGGCGATCATAACGCCGTGGCACGCACCGATGATAGTCGGTAGATTGACGCTGTCGAACTTGTCCGGGTGTACGCCGCACTCCTCGATCAGAACCTGGTCGGACATCTCGCGGCAGTTCGCGACGACCGAGTTGGCCATGCTAATGAACTGGGCGAATAGCCTGATAAAATCTTCCTGCCCGTGTACTTCCGCGTAGGCCCTGAGCACGCTAGCGCGCACGATGGAATCCATCTGCGCTAAGCCTGCGATATCAGAGGCCTGCTCCGGTGTCATGATGTAATCGGTTTTTGCTGTCATGGCCTGTTGTCCGCGCCACAGTGGTGGCAGTCGCTGAAGTACCGGCCATTGCCAGAGATGAATCTCCCACAGCCGCCGCAGTTGTACACGTCACGCATACGTTTTTGCTTCGGCAGCTTGGCCAGCTTGATACCAGCCTTGGCGATTGCCTGCGGGTGCACGTTGATGATCGGGCAGACCTTTCGAGCTTTCGTGTTGATATAGCTCAACGGCCAGATTATGCGTGGAGCACCATCGGTATCGCGCACCACATCCTCGGCCTGGGCGAGCGATGTCTTCCAGGCGGCATCATAGTTGTAGGTCGTGACGCTGCCCCAGCCGCTGAATAGGATGTCGTTGCCGTTCCACTGCTTCCCGATCTGGATGACGCACATGCACCCGCTGACCAATAGAGGGGCCGCTTCTTCCTGGCTCAGGTACTGGTGATCGACCGAGACCTCGGCGCTGCTGTCGATGTACGTCACCGGCCAGGGTATGTCGGTCTCACGTCTCCGGTTGCGCTGCTGAGCGTCCTCAAAGCTGTACTTCTCGGCCTCACCCAGATTGCTGGTATAGCCCTTGCCATCGATAGCCCACCACATCATTCGGTCGCCGACGCAAGATCGGCTATCTTGCAGGTAGAAGAGTTCAGACATCGGCGCCACCACTGCGCAGGACTGCGCTCATCGGCACAACACGATAGAACTTGGTCCAGTACACATCCTGGCCCTCGCCGGATTCGTAGACAATGACCGAGGTGCAGCCTTCCTCCGGCAGATTGAGGCTCTCGATCTCTTCGGCGATTGCATCGCGGATCAGGCCGTAGTCGTCCTCACCAAACCACGAGTTATTGAACATCTGCGAGATGCGTACGTCATACTCGCCTTCGGTGATATCGCAGCCGCGCTCGGTGTCGATGACAACCTCAAACAGGCGTTGATAACCCTTACGATCCTTCAGGCCGGAGAAGTCGTAGCTATCGTGTTCCAGCAACTCGCGGGCGCCGGAGAAGTCGAAGCTTGTTTTTTCCGGCCAGCCCATCTCATCGCCAATGGACAAGATCTCGCGCAACTGCACGCGTAATTCACGGATCAAAGATGCCTGCTTATAGTTCACTTCTGCGCGGCCTTGCTCGACAGCCTTGAAACTATCGCGCTGTGCGGCCAGGCGTCTGATGGCAGCCTCTACTTCTCCGCTAGCCGTGGCACCCTCACCCAGCATCGCGATACCTGCATCGGTTAGAGCGCCAACAATCTCGGCGCTGAGGCGGTCGCGGTCTTCGATAACACGGATGCAGGTGCGTTGCTGGCTGTCGCGATCCTCGCGTAACTGGCTGACCTCGTCAAACAGCCCCAGCACCACGCAGACGTTGCTGACCTCATCAACGTAGATGGATTGAGCTTCTTCGTAAAGGTCACGGTCTTCGCTGTCGATCAGATTGGCATAGCGATCAGCGATCACTTTCAGTTCGGCATTGGTGATCATTGGCATTAGTCGCGCTCCAGCTTCTTGGTATCGGCGTACTCCAGGCCAATGGGCGATTCTTTCGAGATCGCATCCAAACCTAGCCGCGTAATGGTATTCGTGGCATAGGCGTTGACCTCGATCTTCGCCTTCTCCACGGTACGCTCCATGTGCTTATCGAACTGGTCAGCCACAAACTTGGAGCTACTGCCGATCTCGCACTCAATGCGGTTGAGGCGGCTCAGGATGGCCTTCGTAGTCTTCGCCGGAATCTTGGCATCTCCCAGCTCTGATCGCAGCGCATGGATCTCCTCCAGAGCCTGCTTCATATTTTCGCCAAGCTCGCCAGCGAACTGCGCAGAGCGATCAACCGGAGCAGGAAGGCCTGGAACCATTTTCCTGTTATGCCGCTGAAGTGTGCATTGCGTGCCGCTGCCGACGTTCATCGAGCTGACGAAGGCCGCCCACTGCGCCTCACTCAGTGCGACCTCAATGTACTCTTCATCACCATGCGCCCAGTCTTTCGACAGATGACGACGGAGGGTGCTATTGCAGATGGATACCGTCACGTAGTGCTGGTGAATGAAGTCCGATCCGTACAGCACGGCATTACCACTTACTCGGCTGGCACGGATCTGCGCATAGGCCGGGTGCGTGACTGTGATCGAGTCACCGCCAGGCGTGAACGGATCAGGAGTTTCTACCGGGTTTTCGACGAGACGACTCAATTCGGTTCACCTTTTTCGTATCGCTGAACCAAAAACCCTACGAAGTCAGGCAGGCGGGTATTAGGCTGAATATCCTTGGCTGGCATAATGACCCCCATGAATCGATCAATGAGCTTGTCCGATGGCGTTCTAGCAAGCTTTTCGAAGCGAACAATGACCTGGCCGTGCTCGCCATTGGTGATGAACTGGAAAGCACCTGGCCACTTTTTGTCGTTCTTGCCGAGGATCGATGCGGCCTTGGTGAATCTGTCGATCAGCGCCACGTTCATGAAAGGCAAAGTCTTTTCATCGGATGGCTTATACATCGCAATCACGCGCACAATGTCGGGGAACTTGCCATCAACGAGCTCAGACTTCACGGTCGCCAAGACATCGCATCCAAACAGCTCGGGAGGCGCTGAGTTTCCAGAATAGGTGACCACCGAGCAGCGCTCGGAGATCCATGTCTTCGACTCGCGACTACCCGTATAGGGCTTCATATCCCTCGCTTTCAAGGCCTTCAGAAAATCGCCGTCTGGCGATCTGAGGATGATCGGAGCATTCGCGAAACCATCAGGATCATGCATCAAGCCCATACAGTGACCATCAGTTGCAACGATCAATACGCCACCTTGCGGGTGAGGTGCGATATAGACGCCTTCGAGGTAGAATCTGACATCATTCTTTGCCGCGAAGCAGGTGATGGCAGCCAGGTAAGTCGAGTTGACGCGTGCGATGAATTCCATGCAGTGATGCTCTCTGCTGAATGGGCGCGTTCAGGCGCCCGGTGACGAGATGGTTACTGACGCTTACCGGCTTCGAGAATAGGCAGGGAAGCCTCGGTAGGGATGTAGATCACCTGATTCTTCGTACTCTCCAGGGCCTGGATCTTCAGGTACTCCAGATAGCCTTCTGGTCCGCCCAAGCCATCGGCAATGATCTGGTTTGCCTGTGCTGCACCCTTGGCCCGGGTTATCTCAGCCTCAGCCAAGAAGATCGCCGATTCCGACTTGGCCTTCGCCTCAGCCGTGGCGATCTGGCGGGTGTAGTTGGCCTGTGCCAGCTCAGCCTCGCCAGACTTCTGGGCTCGCCACATGTTCCACATCGGCAGCCCGAACATCAGAGCGCTGATGACTGCGGCGACAAGGATAACGACGACAATGAGTCCCGCTACATCAGAGCTACCACGTTGGTTGCTTTTCATGCTGTTGATACCTTCTGCTATGGGATTGGTGGTTTGTTATGCGCGAAGCTTGACTCAGATTGGCTCGCCACTACGGAGGCGATCCACCTCGGCCTGCGCTTTAGAAAGAGCAGCCTCTGCACTCCTCAGAGCCACCTGCTCCTTTTCAGCCTTGATGCCAGCCAGAAGGTTCTTAGCATCCTGCGGAACATCGGCGCCGATCTTGATGGCGCACTTAATGGCGTCTTCAATCAGGCTATCTCGGTGTTTCTCGGACATCACTTTCACAAATCGAGCGGCCATCGCCAGCTTGGCGAATTCAAATGCCTCATCGAGAGACTTGAACAGACGGATCTCGACATGGCCCCCGTAATGGTTGCTGTACTTGTGGACTCCCCATTGGAGATCACCACCGGTCTTCCCATAGAGGGCCAGCAGTTTGACGTCTCGACTGTAGGAGCTTTCACGGTCATCGTCGGCTACCCGTAGCGCTGCCTCAATCGTCATGACCGATACGCTGTAATCAGTCAGCGTGACAGCGTGCGTCATGCGTTTCTCGATGATGTCTTCGAGATACTGGAGCGCTTCATAGCGGGACAGGCGCGCCATGAGCTGTTTCTCGGTTTCCTTTTGCTGCGTCAGCTCGTGCTTTTCAAGGCGCAGCTCGTTGACCGCTTTCTGATGAGCCTGAATTTCTTCATTGAGGCTTGCAACCTGCTTGCGCTTTGATTGGATCGCAGTGTCGAAGCGTGGCTCTGGCGCTGTCGCGAAGACCTGTTGCTCAAACTGAGGAGCCGAAAACTCCTCGTAGGGCTCTCCTTCTTCGTCATCGTGCACGTCATACAGCTTTTCGACGATGAAGCCGCCAGGGGCTTCGGAGATGAACCGGCACTGATGCCCGTCCAGAAGACAGACCGTTTGGCCTTGGGTGAAGGTGGTGGTCATGCGTAGGTTGCTCCCGTTCGATACCTGTCAGCCACGATACCGAACGGGGAAACCAAATACAACTACATGCTAATATTTATTTTACTATTCTATAACTACTCCGAAGACAGATCGGCGCTGCCTTAGTCCTTGTGGTAGCCAGCGTCGATCATGTCCTCCACCGTAGCCGCGACGATGTTTCCACGGACAAGGTCATTGGGGAAGTGACGCCCCGCATGAATCGTCGAAAGCGCATTGCGGATCTGGTGAAGACGTTCGTCCGCAGCAATCTGCTCCGGCGTACGGATTGGACGGAAGCATCCGTACATGCCCTGCGCCACACATGCTACGCCGCGATTAGGGTTACCTGGGTTGAAGGTGAATGCAGCGATATCGCTTTCTCCATCCTTGAAGTGGGCAATGATCGTTACCTGGGCGCCTTCCTTCAGATCCTTGTCAGATGGATCGTACGAGCACGGCGTGTATCCAACGAACTCGCACAGTGTGCCGACAGGCGGAAGCTCTTTTGCGCCCCATGCAGGCTTCTCATAGAACATAGATCGGCCTTCCTCAGTTGATTTTTCTGGGCTTGGCAGGAGCGCTACCTCTGGCGGATATAGCGCGAGGAATGTCACACCCTCTCGCAACTTGTCCCGCAACGTGCCGTCACGGCCTTGGTATAGGTCTCCGTGATCGCAGTACCAATCTCCCTCTTCCCCGTGCGTGTTGCAGATCCAAATAGGGAAGCCATACGGCGGGATAATGTTGGGGCGCTTCGGTTTTCGCCACACCTTGAAGGCCCAGCCTTCGTGCATCTTCGGCACCTCGACGCCGTCGATACCCTGGAAGTGCTCGGCAAACTCGGTGTACCAGCCGGTTACAGGCACATGGTTGCCATGGCGCAGATCTTCGAGCCATACAGGAAATGCAGCGAGCTGTTCTTTCCAGTTCGGGCGCCCGCTCATGGCTTCACCTTCTTGCTGGCCTCGGCCTCCATCAGGATGTCTTCGCACTTGTCGGCAGCCGCCTTACCGTACTTCTCTTCGACGTCCTTGAGCCATACCTGCGCGGCTGCGATGCGCGCTTCGGATGCTATCTGCTCGGGTGTGCGGCGCGGCAAGAAGTCCACCTTGTCGATCCTCGATATGACGGAGCCACGCTCAGCGCTTATCAGCCACACCAGTTCGCCGTGGTATCCGGCAACGTCACAGACGTAATCGCTCACGTCAGGGAACCCCCATTGAGAGTTATGCGGCCTGACGATGCAGTCGGTTCCGATAGGAGGATTTCCCTCGCCATTCCAGACCGTCACACGCTCACCGACAACCTGCCAGAATTGCGGCAACAGGGCTCCGGGGCCAGGCGCTCCATCCAGCCGCGCAAACTTGGCACCCTTGTCGAATCCAGCAGCCCAAGCGTACATGTTTGGATGTTCGTTATGCACCAGGAACAAGGTCGCCCACTCTGGCGCAGCGGTCCAGCTGATCTCCGCAAGCTTTTTGGCTGGACCGTAGTCGCGTACTTCGCCGCTGAAATCGAACGGCACGAACTCAACGGCAGGGCGCTGGACGTATTTGCCCAGGCCAGCTGGCATGCCGATAAGCTCCCACGCGCCCCGGTGCCACATAAATACATCGCCACCGACAACCTTCCGCCACGGTGCCTCGCACTTGTCGCGAGTGTGGTGCGTAGCGTCGTCCGGCGCGGTCGCCCATTCAGGCGAGAACTGTGCAGGCTCGGCCACAGGGCGTGCGATCAGCGTGGGCACTCGACCCCTCTGCATCGACCCATATGGTCTCCAGAACCAATCGTTCTCCCAGTTCGCGTACATGAAGGAACCGCCTTCGTCCTTGAGCCAGCGCGGCGGATAGTAGAAGGCTTTCAGTGTGATGGCTGGAGCGTGGTGCGTCGTTCCTTCCGGCGCAGCGGCCCAGTCCGGCGCTACAGCCGGTCGCTCGACCAGGGTCAGGCCGCAGCCATGGTGAACGTCATCCAGGCGGAAGATGTATTCGTCGTCGCGACCGATGAGGCGCATCTTGACGCCATCAGCCACGTACCAACCCGGCTCGACGCTGGGTTGGCTGCTATGAACGTAGTGGGTCGCACGCGGTGGCGCATCGCTCCAGTCCGGCGCCTGGGTCGCGGGGATGGCCTCGCTAATGGGCGGCAGACACTTCACCAGCACCCAGCCACCATGCCACAGGCAGACCGACTGCCCTACCTGATACCAAAGCAGATTTGGGCCACCGGCCAGATAGTGTGTTGCACCCTCGGGCGCCTTGCTGCAATCAACCTTGGCCATCACTTCGCCTCCTTGTGGGCGTGCGGATCTGATACGTGCTTCTTGAGCGCCTTCATGGTGCGACGGCCAAAGCGCGCTGTATGGGCTACAACGTAGACCGTCAACAGGGTTATGGACAGCTGGTAGAGCGTTATTACCGTTACGACAGCTATCGGACCGAAGAGCAAAGCCAAAGCCGGGAATGTCCACGCCTGCCACCCGTCACTGTCTTTCCCGCTCTTCGTTTTGAATTTATAGGCGCTGTATTTTTCTGGCGTCTTGAGACCTACACGCCTATAGAGCCACGCAAGAATTTGGTTCTCAAGAATTGGGCTCTCACCCTCATCGACCCAGTTCCACGCCAGCCGCCAGATGGATGCAGCCAGAAGGACTGCGGCGAATAGAGCGACCAGCACAAGACCCAGCACGAGGGCGCATCCGAAACGCTTATCAAGCATGAGCCCGATCATTTCGCTGCCTCCTGCGCCATGGCCGCCAGGACGTCTTCAGCGGTCAAAACGTGAGTGGTGGCCTTCTCGACGGTGAAAAACGTTGGTTGTGCGTGCTTGCGCGCCCAGGCCTTCAGTGGCTCAAGAGCGACCTCAAGCGCGGCTTCGGCGGCCTTGTCGAGGTCCGGGTAGTTGTCGGCCCACTCACCAGCATCGCTGCCTTGTGCCTGCTCGTACATGTGATTCGCGACATAGTCGGCGTCTGGCACCCAGTCAGCAGGATCGTCGAAGTGCTTGATGCCGCGATGGACTGTATCGCCAACTTGCAGGCTGCCATCGTCACCCATGGGGCCAACGCTGTCGGCACCGTGGCCGTAGCAGTCACGGACCAGCTCAGCCAGGGAACTGTAACTCCAGGAGTTATCGCTGCCATTGAGGGACCAGACCTCTTCGGGCTGTACCGGGCGCGCGATCATCTCCGAAACCTCGCCGCCTGCCTCGTAGTCGCTTGCTGGCGAGCTATCCATCCAACCACTACCTGAATTAATCCAGAATGAGGCGGTATTCGCTTCAAGGTCGAACTTGTACCAAAGCCCATTTGGCCCGTTACGGTGCGTTGCGCCCTCTGGAGCTTTCGACCAGTCGATAGCTGGCTCATCCTCGATCACGGGCGGCAGGTCATGAAAGTTAATGGTCCCGGTCATTAACAGCGGTGGTTCCGCATTGTTGGGGCTGACTGGGAATTTGAGGTAGTAGTCCTGACTGGCTCCTTCAAGAAATGTTGCTTCCTCGCCGTGGCCGACAGTGAACCTCATCAGCGTTGGCACTGATTCAAGCTTTGGCAGCGCTGGCAAGTCCACCGAGACAGCGATGCGCGCATCTCGCGTCATCTCGGAAATCGTCAGCGGTTCACCGGCCACGGCCTTGAGACGACGAATCTCGCCGTACAGCTTGGCGCGCTCTTGATGCAGCGCCTTGATCGTTTTGTTCGCGCTCATTGCGCACCTCCAGCACTGACCGGACGAGCGATATAGCGGGAATAGTTATCGAGGCTACTGGCCTGGCGCCAAACGGTGCTACCAAGATCAATCATCCGAAGCGTGATGACCAACCACTGACCATTGGATTGCTTCGCGAAGGCGGGGTTAAGTACATCCGTTTCCGGGGCGAAGTGGGTCGCGTCAGGTGGTGCAATACTCCAGTCGATGTCTGTGTTTTTCATGCATTGAGTGCTCTATTGATGGAAGTGTGGGGCCAAGAATCGCATAGCATTCCTGACGATTGCAAGCGCTGCGTTATTTTGGAATAAGCGCCGAGTTACTGGCTGCGCGGTGACAGTCAATCCCCGAAAATCGGCCCGATTGCATCCGAGAATCGCTGACCGAAGTCTCTGCCCTCATCGATGGGGACCGAGTTGTAGCCGTGCATGAGCTTGCCGATCAGCAGCGCGGCCTCGGTGTAGCCTGGCAGCCCTACGGCAATCAAACTGGCGTCACAGGCCGTGATGATGGCGGTCAGCTCCGCATCGCGCTTCTGCTTCGCCTCTTCACGTTTGCGAGGAGAATCCCCGATCTCGGTCACGTTGCTCAAAGCCTCATCTCCCCGATCCGCATGCTGTAGTCGGTGTAATCGCAGGAGTGCTCTGCGGCGTCCCGGCGCTTGCCCTTGTCGGTAACGTGCTCACGAGCTGCGCGCTCTTCTGGCTCCATGGGCGCGCGGAAGAAAGCGGCGATCTGCCGTTCGACGTCACTCAGTTTGATGCTCACGTAATATGCCCCTTCCGGTCCTGGCCGGTCTATTGCTTACTACCACGACCAATGCGCGGATTGATTTCTGTCGCGGCTGTTACCGATGCCATTGCTACCACTGCGAGATCACGCTCAGTAAGTTCAGATGCTTCGTCGTCTACTCTATCAGGGAAGACATTGTTCGCCTGGATGAATGCGCAGTAGGCGATATCCGTGTGTACTGCCAGCGCTTTGCGGAGAACGTCATAGTGCAGATCGAACTCCACAGCCTCGGCAGGCGTTAGCATCACGCCGAACTGCTTCTTGCGGCCTGGGCTGCGATAGAGCGCATACGCGCTGCTATCCCTGCTATTCAGCACCTTCGCAGCAAGTTGCCTGCCAAGCCTTCGCTCGTTTTCGTGGCTGAACTTGAACCATGCAATCGACCGCTCTTCTTCGGTCAGGCTTTCGATGGTAAGCCCATGGCGGGCGAGCATCTTCTCAAGCATGCGCCGCGCCGTTTCCTTCTCGCCACCCACGCCGCGCTCAGCCAGAGCCATGAGTTTGCGCAGCTTAGTTTGAATCTTTTCGTCCAACTTCACGCCCTCGAATCGTGAGATCATCGTGTATCGAGGATCTGTTACGTAGTCAGCCCACACATGGTGGGCCTAGTGGTGTTGCAAGTGGCATCAGCCTTTTCGTATGCGGTTCCTTGCGGCGCCGATCAGGCTCTCGGCGAACTCAAGAGCCTCCAGCGGCGTGAGATACATAGAGAGCATTCGACCATCCAAACATCCGCCGCTCTCGTTGCCCGGATGCAGTCTCACGCGCACGCCTAAGGTGAAGCCAGGGCCATCATCGACAAGCGGGGCCTGTACCTCGATAAGGGCTGCCGCACGCTTGTTGAACTTCTCCTCAACTTTCACTGGTAACCTCCTCAGACTCGACAGCAGTGCAGTGCTCAAGAGAGACGTAGCCCGAAACGGCCTCAATGAAAATCACGGCCTCACAGCTCGACACAAACGCCTCTCCGCTGGTCTTGGTCCGATGGGTTTCGCCACAGCCCAAGACGGCTTCGTAGCTGACCGTCGTGCCAGCCTGATGCTTGCCATTCCAGTCGAAGCAATTGGCTTTAGCCAGGGTTTCCATTTGCTTCAATGACATCTGTTTGCGTGGTGGCATGGGTGATGCTCCGATTGTTGATACTGGCAAAGCCCCAGTTAAGGGGCTTGAGGTGGGCGAGGTTGGTTATACCGCAATTTCCTTGGAAACAAACGCCAGCATCAGGCGCAATGCCTTTTCGTCCGGGTAGTAGGCTGGAAGTTCCTCTTTCACCAATTGCGGGAGCGAGACGTTCCTGCCCCAAAAGAACTGACCGTCCTGCGCACGAAGTGAAAACATATATTCCGCGTCATTACCTTCCGAGTAAACCTCAAGTACCGAGCCGGACGACTCAAGCTCCAGTCCGCGAGCCTTGGCATAGTTGATGGTTGTTTGGCTGATGCTCATCTCGTCTTGCTCCGTTGTTCGTTTCGATGAACCTAAGATACCGAACGCGCAATTCGATTGCAAGCGAATTGTTGTGTTTTTATTAGCGCTCCGTAATCACCAGTTCGCCCAGCTCTCATCCCAGTCGGCGAGAGGCACCGTCTGACCCGCCAGGGCGTGCGTTGAGTCGCCCGGGTAATGGATGCGGCCATCGGTGATGAACGAGTGGCAGACCTTCTTCTGTCCGCGCTGATCCCAGCTCACCAGTACCGAGGGCGTGAACGTCGGCGCCTCATGGCTGCCGTTGAACCCCCACTGCGGCCCAGAAGGCGTGCCGACGTTAATCGTGTGCGACATGTCGCAGCCATGGCAGAAGAACGTCAGCGTTCCAGGGTTTGCAGATGCTAGGCAGCGGGATAGTGTCTTGAATTCGCTCACGCAATCACCTCTTCGATATTCACATCAGGTCGAACTGATTGGTCACGATGCAGAAGTAGCGCCATAGCGCGCCGTTCATCTCGCTTCGGCCAGCCTCGTAGTGACTCCAGGCTCGACCCGTGACGCAGATGATGCTGGCCGCCGATACGGCAGTTAGGTTTGCGCTCTCGCGCCCATGAGCAACCTCGCCAGGTGATGGCGATCTAGGGCTGGGCGGCATACTGCGTTGCTTCTTCAGCTTCTTCTGAACTATTCTCATTGGAACAAGTGATCCTGATACTGGGCGCGGCCTATACCAAGAATGACAGTTTTGTATTTCCGATTGCAATAGGCGAGCGGCAGATTGGGCGCATGAAAAAGCCGCCCGGGTAGTGGCGGCTTGCTCAATTGGTGCGGATTGGTGGAAATACATACGTCCTATAAGCTCGCATATGAGGCGATCTACACCATGGCAATACCTTCGCTAGGGGTCAGTCGTCCAAATCGCCCAGTATGCCGCTACGCTCTTCGAGGGCATCTTTGCCAGCGTTGGCATTGGCCTGCGCCTTGGCGTACAACCCATCCAGCTCCTCATCCGTCATCTGCACGCCGTGGTTGACGTCCAACGAGTCTTTGTAGAAGCCCTCATGGCGGGCCAGCATGTCCATGGCCTTGGTGCGCTCGTAGACCTTCATCTCGACGCCGTCCTTGGTGGTCTTCATGCCGCCGTATGCCATCCGCGCCTGGGGAGACAGGTGACGGGTGTCCTTCATGACCATCTTCTGCACGCCGTCGCCGAAGCATTGCTGGCAGTCTGGGTTCGGGCCTACCTTGGGATTGAAGCCGATGCCGCCGCGCTCATCCCACTCCGGCATATCCTCGCCATCCCTGGCCGCCTGCCTGCATTCCTTGTTGTACTCGATGGTCCGCTCTTCCATCTCGTGGGCGGTGTACTGATAGCGGTTTCCCTTACCCCAGCAGCAGCGGCAGGCGTCGATCCGGTTCTCCACAAGCTCGTTGGTATCGATAGTCGCCAGGGCGTGGACATACTTGTAGACAACATCGGAGTCGGTCCCCAAGCGTTCGCGGCGCTCCTTCTGCCTTTTGGAAATTTCACCCTGAACCATTATGTTTGACAACAATCTGCTTGACTGCTGTTGCGCGGTCTTTGCGCTGTAACCGGCCCTGGTAGCGGCTTGGGTCGCATTCAGGTCGATCATGTACTCGTCGATAAATCTTAGCAGGCGCGCATGCTTTGGATTGTCATAGTTCAGTGCGGGCGCAGTGGCCAGCTCAATGCCCTCTTCGATCTCGGTGGTTTCGAAAGCTTTGGGGCCAGGACGTCGCTGGGGTTTCTTGGCGGGATCTTTCTTTGCCGGTGCTTTCTTCGCACCAGGCTTAGCAGCGGCTGGCTTCTTCACGGCGGAAAGCTTGGGGACTACCCCTTTCGCTATATCCGCAGCGTTCTTGGGGGAGTTACCCATAGAGCTTCCTCGTCATGTGGGGAGTGGGAATAGGTGATCGCCTTTGAGCCATGGCGCGATCAGACCACCGGAGCAGCAGAACCCTAACTGCGGCCTACTCGTTTATTGTGCTGCCTATGCGCCCCTCCGTCGCAACAAGAAGTCCCTGCGATGGAGCGTTCTGGGGCATGACTCCCGGCTAACAGATCGGCCAAGCGAACGAGCACGCTTGGGTTGATTATGAGGGGAGTGGTGGCAGGTTACTGGCGCTGTTTCCGATCAGTCGCAGCGCGGAACGTGGCGCTTACCCTTCACGGCGCGCGTGAACTCGGAGTCGAGGAAGCAGCTCATTGGCCCCTTGTTGTCGTACTGCACCGGAAGGTAACAAGTGACGCCGTGCTCGTCGTCGTGCCAGAGGTACATCGGGTTCGGGTAGAGGCGCTTCTCGTTGCCGGGGCTTGCGGGCTTGGCAGCTTGGGTGACTGGGCTCACCGAACCCAGCGTATCGGCGGTACAGATCTGCACGCAGCCAGCCATCAGGAAGACGGCTACGACAGCCGCGATCACCAGGGGGCGCATCAGCTTACTCATAAGTCCCCTCCTTACTCTCGGCCACAACGTGCTGTGTGTTGGCGTACATGCCCACGCGATGCGATACCGCGAGCAGACGCGTGGATGCCGACAGAAAGGCCAGCGCAATGTTCACCAGGAGGACGTGATAGAGACGGCGCCCCCATGTACCCATCCGCATGGACAGCTTCTGATCACTCACGGGAATAGCCCTCACTGATTGGCTTTCTCTTTGATGAAGCGCATCTCTTCCAGGCGCAGAAGGCGGCCAACGCGTGCAACGTGATTGCATTGAGCGGCTACCTCGCGGCGAAGCATGACGCTATCCACACCCTCGGTATTAGCGCGATCCAGCAGCTCGACCATCGCCGTAGCGTTTTCAATAGCCAGCTTCAGGCCAGCACGGAGCAATGGCTGAACCGGCTTCACGTCGTGACCGCCTTCTGCGGCACTCACAGTTCTACGGCCAGCATGATCACGTCCAGCACGTCGCTGATCGCGGCCAGGGTGACGTTGGTGGAGCTGATCTGCTGAGCCAGAGGCGGAAGTGTGCTATCAACTTTGCCGTCTTCGGCGAGCACAGGAGCCGAGCCCATCACCGGAGCCAGGACGCCGATCAGCGTGCCGAGCTTTTCCTTGATGCCGTTGGCGTAGCTCTCCAGCGCGGCGAGCTGAGCGGGGATGGACTTGGTGGCAGACGGAGCGGCTTGGGCTACGGCGGCGACAGGTGCGGCTGGCTCGGCAGCGATCTGCGTACTCAGCACAGACTGCAACATGGCCGACTCTTTCGGCTCATCAGTAGCGGCAGCCTGTGCGACGACGACGGAAGCTACAGCTGGGTCGAGAGCAGGCGAGGGGTCAGCAACTACCGAAGCAGCGGCTGTATCGATGGCTGCAACGGCCTGCTGAGTATACACGGGTGCAGGATCAGCAACCGAAGGCTGGATCAGGTTGACAGCAATAGGGGCGGCATCGCCAGTTACCATCGGCGCCGCCTCGACCTGAACAGGAACCGGCTGGACAACCACATCAGCAGCCTGGGCCGCGCCAGCAAAAACAGTATCGCTATTAGCTACATCGCTCATCTTGTCCGCCCTTGCATTGGTAAATTTTTGAAGCCAGGTTCTGAACTTGGCCTTGATTGCGGGCCACGCGATGGCAATCGACATAAAACCATCCATCAACATGACCCCTTTATGATTCATTTGTTGAACTCGCCAGTCTGGCAATCTCAATGATCACCCAGTGCAGACGGGCGTAAGTGCCATCATTTCCGACGCCCGCGTTACGCTTTGCCGATCTTCTGCTGCTCTTCGGCCACGACATCTGGAAGAAAGCGGATACGCTCCGGGGAAAGGCCACTCACGCTGCCATCCGGGTATTCGACGATGGCTACGGTGTAGTTGCCGAAGCCATTCTCAGCCTCGACGGCCTCTTGGCCCCAACAGTGAAACAGCGCCTCGCCGATCTCGGTTACAACGTAGTGGTTAGGACCTCGCACATATTTGCGCTCGGTTGTCATCACGCGCCTCATGCGGTATGAGTCCCTTCAACACCGGGAGCCAGGCGCTCACGGGTGCGGCTCAGAAGAAGCTCCTGAGCCATCTTCAGGTTCTCAAGCGCAGCACCGTTGTACACGTTTGCGAATGGACCAGCTTGGAAGCCTTCAAGGCGGTCGATCAGGATGGCGAGCAACACCTCATGCGTCAGGCCATTGACCCCGGCCTCGCTGATCGGACCATTCTGGAAGAGGAGCGAAAGCGTGTCGGTGTCGCTGAGGATACGCTCGTAGTGCATCTTCAACTCTGGATCACTGCCGCCGCTTTCCAGGTAGTCCTTGGCGTTCTTCCAGACCAGGCTGGAGCGGCCTGAGCTTGGGTTAGCACCGAGATGGAAGCCGCTGATATCGTAGCGATGATTTGCACCGCCAGAACCAGGATTGTCCATCACGGTGATGGTCAGCGAGTCGTTGGCGGGATTAACGATATGACTGGTCAGACTACGAGTCTTCTGCATTTGACGTACTCATGCGGATTGAAGTTGGGACCGGGCTCCTCCCCCAGTTTGCTCAAGTCTTTTTGGCTTGCGCTCGACGTGTCGAGCTGGGCCGCAGACGCTTGAGGCGCCATGCTCTGGAGCGGACGACGGGGCTCGAACCCGCGACATTCAGCTTGGAAGGCTGAAGCTCTACCTGCTGAGCTACGTCCGCAAAAATAGTGCCGTCTTTCCGGCTGTCATCCTGGCTAAGTCCCTGGCTGTACCTGTACAAGCGCAACCATCCGGCGTCCAGAAAGTCAGTAGCAGATGGCCGGTGCTGATCTCCGGCATCCTTGGGTATCTGTAGGCCTGTGATTCTTCAGGCTCTGCGCTTCGCACAACCGAGTCGCCAGATTCGTATTACTTCGAGTCGCGCCCAGCCCCACGGTTGGATGTGTTACGGGGGTTCCTGAAACGAGTGCTCGCCAAGGTCACACTTAATTGCGCATCAGCCTGCGCATTCATCTGCATCGATTGACGTCATCAGCTTTCGGTCGCCTTGAGGTCCACTACACGCCAATGGCGTCAATCGATAAAGACGATTAACAACCTCAGCCTGATGACTGAGGCTGCTCGTACCGCAGAAGCAATCAGGTAGGCGCGAAGCCTTCACGTTTTTCGGCGCCGGTCTCGACCGTTTCCATCACGAAGTGGTTGCTGGACGCGATCAGGTTGGACTTCATGGCTTCACTGGTGCTTTCGCTACCCGTTCGCCACTGGGCCAGAGTGAGGTCCAGACGGGTGGCCTGGGCGCCGTAGAGATCGCCAACATCGGTGATCACATGAACCATGGTTAAGGCCTGTCGCTCAAAATCGAGGGGGCCAGCGAACGCGGTCGAACCAAGACAGGCACAAAGCGTAAGCACAACATATTTCAGGTAATGCTTCATCATGAATGTATCTCCAGAAATGGCAGGGGCCGCATGTGCGGGCAGTGGTGACCGGTGCTGATCTCCGGCTTTCCCCATTTCTCACGGCGACCATTGGAGTGTCGCTAACTTTATGCCGTGAACGTAGACTTTCGTTTCGGGGCCACACGTTGGCGACCGGCGCCCAGCCTGCGCATTCACCACGTCTTTGTTGCTCTGGTGGGTCCAGGGAGATTCGAACTCCCGACCAAAGGATTATGAGTCCTCTGCTCTAACCAGCTGAGCTATAGACCCGAATCAGTTGATGCAGATGGCCGGTCGCGAATCCGGCGAGAGCGGGCCCTTTCGGAACGACCGCTCGGCGAAGCAACCACGCAATGCTGGCGCCCCAATTGCTGTGTTTCTCCAGGGCCGCCAAAGCGTTCAAACCCAGCTTCAACACCGCATCTGCATCGGGGATTGATCGGGTGCAGGATTCGAACCTGCATATACGCGGCGCCGCGTCCGTGATGCCTTGGCTATTTCCTACCAAAGCAGAGCACTGCTCCCTACACAAAGGGCGCTCTACCAATTGAGCTAGCCCGATCAATCTCCGATGCAGCCTGGATAATGGAGACCCAGGCGCTCGGTACAATCTATCCCCTTCGGCGCGGTGAGGATAAGCCCGGTACGCAACACGCCTTTACGCTTACTCAAACAACTATCCGCTTTGAGCTGCCATCATCTGGTGCTCTGGTCGCTTTGGGTTACGACCGCTGCAATAGCTGCATTCCGAGCGCACGCGGTGTAGCACCTCAAATCAGTTGATGCGTACGGCGACCCTGTCAGGCCGCTGTCGTGGCGTTTCCCCCCAGTCCCCACGCTGACTGTTACCCCTGCACCTTTCGGTCGGGCTTTGATCATCCGCATCGGTAGAATCACCTGGCCCCATTCGGGCAGCGTTTTCTCGTGGCTGAAGGCCGCTAAGCCATCTCACTTTGTCTGCATGGTTGCCATCCCTTCCTAGGTGGATGGCTGGTCGTAATGCAGCCGCCTTTCAAGTGACTCTCCGATGCGGCCTGCCAGTAGTCATCTGGATAACGCGAAGATGCGTTCAGGTGTTCGGGATACAGCACGCCTACTCGTTACCTGCCCGCCCTTGGCTCGCTAATCGCCCGGAGGCGGAACCTAAGCCCATTATGCGTAGCGGGGCGAGTCTCATGTTTCAGTTGTCACGGCATGGCTGTATCGGAGACCACTCGAATCCCCCGAGTGTTGCCCGTCTTCACAAAGCGCTATTGATCGCGCCAGCTCAGGGCAAGGTGGCCACCCTGCTATCACGACAGGGGCCGAGTGGTCTCCGATCCAGCCTCGCGGTTGGTTCGGTGCAGTGATTCTGTGTACGAAGTAGGTCGTACCGGGATGCAAGCCCTTATGCCAGTCAGCCACCTATCGGCCTGTGTCACCCCTTCATAACGCGTTCGAGGTCTTACGCGGCGATCCAGACTTATTTGATTACCATGGGTTCCAGGGTCGCATCTCGCCATAGACGTTTTGGCTTTCGCCATGTTCGTGCTGGTTCGTAAAGAACATTGCCAGCGTGTCCAGCAGGGTGGCTCCCATTTTTAGTTGGTCGGCCTGCTATCGGGTCCTTCTATTTGGCTCCGTGACCTGGACTCGAACCAGGGACCAGCGCATTAACAGTGCGCGACTCTACCAACTGAGCTATCACGGAATAATTCATGGGGTCTTTCCCTCCTGTCATTGGCGCTCATGCTTCTGCCGTATTCCTCGCGCCTTGGATCATCCCGAGAGATGCGAAAGGCGGATTGCCCGTATTCCACGGCCACCGGTTCATGTGGAGCGCCACCGCTCACGTCAATTCTGGCAGATCGTCGAGGATTCGAACCCCATCCGCATGGCTTTGGAGGCCAGCATGCATGCCATCACAACCACGATCCAAAAACTATCAATCTGCATCGGCTGATGGCCCGCTGTACCCCCGTACACCTAGAAGACTGCGCCGAAGCGCTACGCCAATTAAGTTGAGGGCCATCACCGATGCATACTGCCATCGGGTCAACTCTGCATGCCGGGTTGACACCGGTTACACACCCCCATGCCAGGGACTGGATCAGTTCCGATTACCCCGTTCGGAGTCCTTATGGCTGGCAATTGCCAGTGGACGGCCACCGCGCTGGTTGTACGGTCAGGCTACAGCAGATTTCAGGACGCTGCCAACGCGGAATTTCACGACGCGAGTGGCTGCGATGGCGATGGTTTCGCCGGTCGCCGGGTTACGGCCATTGCGGGCTGGGCGATCCAGGGTTTCGAAGTTGCCGAAGCCTTTGATCTCAACGCGCTCGCCATCGACGAGAGCCTGTTCGATAGACTTCAGGACGGAATCAACGGCGACCTTAGCCTGAGCACTGGTGAATTCGCCATTTTCTTTTACTTGATCGATCAGTTGCGCCTTGTTCATGATGCTCTCACCTGCTTTTACTGGAATGTGGTGCCGTCAAGAAGACTCGAACTCCCGACCCGCTGCTTACAAGGCAGCCGCTCTACCAACTGAGCTATAACGGCTTTATGCAACTTGATTGCTTTATTACTCTTCCTGAACAAGAGGGAAGAAGTATTGCTGATTTGCGTCTGTCTTACCCTTGAAACTCATTTCGCGATCAATCACTTCGAAGCGACGTTGCTCTTCAGTAATTCGCCGCTGAGCCTCTTCGCCGCGCCCGATGATCTGCTCGATTACCGTCTTCAAGTTCGATGATCCGCGCCAATCCTCTTCGAATTCTGGATTAAGCTCGATTACGCGCTTGAGCAACCGCTTTGCCTCCACGGCCATATCGGCGATTGCTTTGACATCCTTGCGGTCTTCGTCGCGCTGATCGAGCGTCATGGCGGTTGCTTCGCCGACCATATCGCAGAACTTCAAAAAATTGCTTTTGATCGTGTCGCTTACTGCCTTGGCGCCGAGTGCAAACCGGTTCTCACGAGGATCTGCAACTGGGTCGTTGATCAGGCCGATGATGAAGTCGGTTGGCGTCTTGTACAGCATGGCCAAGCTGATTAGGTCGGACAGCGTCGGCATCCGATCACCACCCTCCCACAACGAGATCTGTGTAGCGTTCTCATGACCGAGGTGCTTAGCGGCCTCAGCCTGCGACATCTCGCAAGACATCCGGCACATCCGCAGCCGCTTGCCGACTTCCTGGCAATTCAGCTCGTACAACTCTGGATTCTTCCGTATGGCCATTGGGTTGTCGCTTTCTGCGTTGTGATTCGATAAGCAGATGGTAATAACAACCTTAGCAACTGGCAATGTCTTTTTTCACTATTTCCTGATTATTTTAATTGCCCTGGATTTTGCGCAAAATTAATCCATTTAATCCCTATCAAACCCAACTAAATCCAATTCGGTCAAGTGAAGTGAAGCAGACTATCGATGTGCGCGCGAAGCTGTTCCTCGGTGAGCGCCGTACGATATACGTTCGCCATGGCTGCGGTGATGACGTCCTGATAGATTCGCTCGGACTGTTCCTGGCTGCAATTGGCATAGCTCAGCGACTTCGCCTGAAGCCGAATGTTGCCCCGGATATCGAACGTGGCTTTGTAGTGACCGGCCAGGATGATGAGGTCCTTACGAAAGCGTGTGAAGTCCGGGATGACCTTCTGCCCTTTGTAGGTCTGCTCGGACAGATTGTGCTCACAGAAGAAGTCATAGGCCTCTCGAAATAGCACCATCGTCTTCTTGAGAAAGGCCCAGTTACGAACCTCCTTCATTTCGACCTTGACGGGCTTGCCAACCTTGAAGCGCCGCATAGCTTCGACGTCAGCTTCAAGGGCTGGGCGGAAAGCACCATCTGCATGCTTTATCAGATAGATCTCAGTCACTGCTCTTTCTCCAGGCGCGCTCGTACAAGCGCGTCCAGTTGTGGATACATTTTCGGATTGCGCTCTTTCTCGATGCGCATGATCGCGCGACGATCTTCCCGAGCATCCAAGCTGAACAAATAGTCAGCCAGGTACTCAACGCGAAGCGCTATCCCTTGGTCGCAATAGCGCACGGTCTGAGCCGAGCAGCTGCTGCACCGGACAAGGTGGTTGATGTAAGCCTCGTGGGCTTCGTCCCAGCTCACGGATTGAACTCCTGCAATTCGAAACCGCCTCCATCTGCCTTCTTGCGCTTCGTGGCCTTGACCATCCGCATGACGGGGAGCGCTTCAGCAGCAAGCTTGATCTTCATTGCACCCTTCTCACTGGTGTAGCCGCCTTTCGTCTCAAACATCGTCAGGACGCCATCCGACATCAGCGCCAGGAAATCAAGACGGTAATAAGTCCCCTTGGCCACGCGGATGTTGAAAGGGTGTGCCTTCCACCACAGCACCTTCCCATCATGCTTCCACGCCTCCAGCAGGTCTGCGAATTCCTTCTCGGTTCCGTTCAGTTCGCCCTCTGGCAGCCTGCCAAGAGCCTGCCAGCGCTGAACCCCGGTCATCGGCTGAACTTCAGGCTTGGGCGTCTTGGCCGAAGCCTTGGGCGCCTTCTTGCCTGCGTTGGCCGAGAGGAGCGCTTGGTACTCCTCCTCAGTCATCCGCAGGCCGCTCATGTCGAGGTGAGCCCAGGCGCCTCTTCCAGCGACTGGCGCCAGTTCCCGACGATGTCGCCAGAGTTGAATTCTTGATGCTCACCCTTTTGGCTGACCCAATTCTTGCCGATGATATAGGGTTTGTTGCGGAAGAAGACCCAGACACCGGCAGCATTTTGCGTAAGGTACATGGCCCAGGCCGGGGCATTCTGCCAGTTCGGCTTACCAGTCGGATCAATCATCGCGGATGCTGAAGCCAGATGCTCGGTCATCGCAGCCTTGGCGCTATCTGATGCGGCTTGGGTGACGGCAGCATTCGGGATAATCGACGGCTTCGGCGGTGGTGTGGGCGCCTTCTTCGGTGCCGTTGGTTTCGCTGCTGGCTTTCCAGGCTTGAGCGCATCAACTGGTGTCAGGCTTGGCGCTGGAGCAGCAACAGAAAGCTCAATACCCTTAGGGGGCGCTCTCCAGTATTGGTCGATACTCCACGCCGCATCAAATGCGTGCATACGCTGGATCATGCCGACGCTGTCGAGCAGCTCGACGACGCCCTCTGCGATGGGACATTTCGATCCGCCAACGTGCCAGGTCCAGCCGCCAGCGATCAAGGCGCGCTCCGGGATTGTCGGGTGCGCAGGGTACTGCTTGAAAAGCTCGGCCATCAGCACGATCTGCGACCACGCCTGCGCTGATAGGGGCGAGCCCGATGCGATAGCCGCCATATGATGCGCCGTCTGCTCCAGAGCCTCACGGACGTCGTCCGACAGCTCGACCCATGCCTCGCCATCCATCAACGCGCGGCGCACCGCCTGCGAGATCCTGGCCTGCTCCTTGAAACCTGATACCGCTGCTGCTGCCGTCATGCTTTCGATACTCGTTTGGATGCCCGGTTGGACTGGATCAGTGGTTGCTGGCCTTTATCGAGCGGCCACGCGATGTCGGTATTGCAGGCGCTGCATGTCTTGAGAAACATCGATCTGAACAGAATCAGGCGAACGTCACCGCACTTTGGACAGCTCGGCTTGGTATTGGCTGTCATCGGGTCTTCATCCCAGCGATCTTCATCAGACCGCTCGCGATCCATATGAGCTGCGTTTCGGCCAGGGCGCGGATGATGTCCCATGGGTCGATTTCGCCGCTGCTGGAATCACGGGCGTCGATACGGTCATGACATGCCGAACATGCAAAAATTGCGATTTGGTCGGGGCCCTTCATGCCTGTTCCGCGCTGGTTGCACGGGATGTGCGCAAGCACCGTGGTTTCGGCGTTGAAGTTGCAGCAGTCCAGACGAAGCGTGCAGTCCTGGCCGCGTGCTGAATCCCTGAGTTTTTGACTTACGACGCGCATACCTGCTCCAGTTGCTTTTTCAGTTGTTCGATCTCTTTGTGTGCATCCCACATCCGCAGATTTGCCATGCGAGCTACATCGATGGCATTCGCCGCCGAGATTGGCTGCGCCTCGCGGTCGGGCTTCGCCATCCGCCTGACCATGACATAGATCTGTCCATCGGCCTCATGCAAAAGCAGGACTCCTGACGATTCAGAGCCCAGCGATTCGAGCAAGGAATCGTCCCAGATGTCAGCCGGTAGCGCGTAGTAGTGTTTCCATACTCGGCGCGGCCATTCGCGACGTCGTGGCGTGTGCTTACCAAACATCTCGTAGCCACCGTCGAGTGCCGCATCGAAGCCGTGCTGCCATTTGTACTTTTTGGCGTCAGCCTTCAGATCTGCTCGACTGATCTTGATCTCAACGTCGATCACCCGCAGGTTTTCAGTCAGCGCCAGGACGTCACATTCGCTGCCAGGCCAAGAGCAGTTAGGCACCACGACCAGATATTTACGGTTGAACATCTTTTGCGCCAGCGCCCTGGCGATCTGCCTCTCGGTCCACTTCATTCTTGGATACCCTTGCTTGATATTCTTCAGCCATTTTGATGGCCTTATCTTTTCGCTGCTGTAGATCGCGCCGCTGCGCCTCCTGCAACTGGCGCCTCTCTTTGGCCTTCTTCTCGGCGTGAGCGATCATGTCCAACTTCAGCTGATGCAAGCGCGTCTTGACCTCCGTCGAAGCCTCCCTGGTGGCGACGGTCTCTTCGCTCAGCAGAGCGTTGCGAGTCTTTGGGTCATGGGTCAGCGCCAGCAGCCCGCGAGTGCTCGGGCCGATCAATAGCTCGGCAATTGCTCGACCGTCAGCGGTAATCGGCGCTGCCACTTGCAACATCTCAGCGGCTTGCGACGGTAACAGGCGCTGGAGCTGCACAGCTGTTTCGAGAGCCTGCGCCCGAAGGTCTCCATCCCATCCAAACGAGACCGACCACTTCACGGGTTCGCCCTGCGCTCTTGCAGTGATTAGCAGCCGCTCGTACGTGCTGGTGAAAGCCATGCGTGCGGCTACCTTGTCGCCATGATCCAGGATCGCCTTTGCCCCTTTCAGCGCAATGCTTATCTCTGGCGTCAGGACAACTGTCTCGCGCTCGTCACTGGATTGCAGCGCGATGTTCCAGGCCTCGTCCTTGTTCGGTCGTCCGTCGTAGGCATTGATGCGATTGACCACGTCGGACAACGTCAACCGACCACGCACTTCAGCCCGGCATTTCCTAAGCGCTTCTGCGCAGTCGAGAAAGCTGTATTTTTCAAGATCCTCGACGATCATCCGAGCTGCTGTATTAGACAACACAGTGCCGATTACCTCGGCAGTCGCCATAACGTGCTTACCCAGCTCAATCTGCTCGTCAACGGTTTGCATGATCATTGGCTTGCCCTCTGCGCGTGGCGGGCTCTGATCTGCTCCTCAAGCTCGTCAGCCGTGTTCATATTGGTTTGAGTCTTGTCGATCTGCTGCGCCTGGGTGCTAGTCACGGTGCGGCCTGTCAGATATTGCGTATGGTACTTCTCGGCTTCGGACAGCAGCAGCTTGAAGCTGTGCGCGCTCTTGGTCACCAGCGTGTCGTTGACCTTGACCACGTAGAACGCGGCGACCTTGGGTGCAACATCGATACCGACGCGGTCGATGAACTTGGTAACCAGCGCGGCAATCGTCTTATTCCATACCGGCCATGCGCCATGCTTGCGCTGATAGCACACCGCGTAATTCGTCCAGGTTTTGTATGACTTGGTCGATGGACCTGGATAGCGCAGCTCCGCAGGAATCTCGAACTGCTTTCCACCGGATTCGATGACGACTGGCGGCTTGGGATCAGCTACGACAGCAACAACGCTACCGGCTGAGGCGCCAGCCTCGGCGGTAATAGTCTCTGTCGTATTCTCTGTTGTAATCTCTGTATGTACATTAGGGCATTCTGCCCCAATGGATAAGGGCATCTTGCCCTCATCCAAGAGGGCATCTTGCCCTGCTCGATTAGCTGAATCTGCACTGATCGATGAGGGCATTTTGCACTTATGAGAAAAATCAACGACTTGCGACTGAATTTCATTGAGTCGTTCATGATTGATCGCATAATAGTTGGTTCGATCATGCTTCGCTTTAGCGAGTTGACGAACCAAGATAAGACCGTTTTTTTGTAGTGAAGTGAAGGTTCGTTTGACGGTATCTACTGACCAAAATGGGAACTGTTCCTGCCACTTAGGCTGAGTGTTATAGACCCAGCGTCTGCCGTCGTGCTCAATGCCCGATCCGGTTCCTTCAATCCAGTAGTTGAGCTGCTGAAGCACAATGGCCTCATTCAGCCCGACATGCTCTGCAAGCTCTGCGCTAATAACAATTGGATGCCTGCTTTGAAGCCAACTCATTCCAACGACCCCTGATAATGGGGCAGATATCGATGGGCGTGAGAATTTCCACACCGGAATAGCGGTTCCTCGGTTTTCATAAAACGCCCCAATAACACCGAAATAAAAAACTGGAGACCCGGGTGCTCAGGTTTTCAGCGGGCTCATGACTTCCCACCTACCCAGCTGAAAAACCACTTTTAGGCAGTAGTCGCCCTATTGCTCAGGTTGCAAACAGATTGCGTTGTGCTCCGATCTGGTTGCGAGAAAACTGCATCGCATAGCGCTGCCAGGCCTTCCCTTCGACACGGATGCCGAGGATGGTGCCTTCGTCCATTTTTTCCATGACGGCGCGAATGTCCCGGATGCGCGCCGAGATGGCGGCCTCCGAGTCAATCTGACCGAAAACCGCTTGAATGCGCTCTTTGATTTCCCAAAGAGAGAGGCTGTTATCAGCCTCGGCCAGCACGATCTTCACGCGATTCAGTTGAGACATGGCTGTACCGTTATTGTTTTTGCGACTCGCTATTCTTGTCGTCGAGATGCTCGGCATCCGCGACTGGCAATTGCTGCCCTTCGTGCGGCGCCAGCAGCATCTCGGCGATCCCTTCCAGGATCTCGCGCTTGTCACGCGGCAGCTTATCGAGTCGCAGAGGGTCGAGCGCCCCCTTTGCGTCGTTTTCGCTGACCAGCACTTGACCTGGATGACGGTCGAACCAGAAAGACGGCAATGCCATCTTCTGCTCCCAGCGTCGTGCGGTGGTGTCGCCGAATCCACGGGTCGGATTGGGTCCACTGATTTGATACAGCAGGCTCCGATCAGAATCCGTGAAATCGTACTTCTTGCACATCTCGGCGCGGCTGCCCCGGCACTCGTCCTCGATGAATTTCTTCAGCCACATCAGCCGAAGGTCACTGCGTGAATCGTACACAGGGGGTTGATTTTTCTTCATTGATGCCTCTGGCAACTGCTTTACCCGACCAAGCTAACGCAATGCTCATTTTTCCGCAACTGCGCGCTAATAATTTAACGCATGGTATAGTCGCTGCACACACACCAAACCGTACGTTTCCGAAGGACAGGGACCATGGAAGACAACCGAATCAAGCGACTGCGCCAATGGATCGGCGAATACAACGGATCTAT